GGAAAATCCCATCCTTCACCTAAACAATAGACACAAGTAATTAATCCTAATTTTGTTTTTTCAAAATTTTCAATAATTTTTTCTTGGTCTATTAATTTCATTTCACTATGATAATTTGAATAATAGAAATCAGGTATATCAAAGTAATTATCGTCTAACAGCATTTTTATATATTGAATTATTTTTGACGAATTATCCATATTATTACAATATATCAACAAATGATGTGAATGTCCTTCGTTTATACTTTTTAAAGATGCAAACGCACTCAAAAATAACCTCTTATCATTTTCTTCTTTAATATTAAATTTTGATAATTGTTTTTCTAATCGTTCTTCATTTGTAATAATAGTTTGAATAACATAATCACAAATAATATTTTCATTAATTGCCCATAGCAAACATTTTCTATCAATAATTTCTCCAAAATATTTAATATTATCATTAGATATAATTATATCTTCATCTCTATTATTTTTTTTGTTTTCTAATATTTTTAATGTTGCCGTTAATGATAATTGTATGTGTGAAATTATTTTTAGAATATATACATATGTTTTTCTATTTTCTTCTGTTATGTCATATGATGTTAAATGATGAACCTCGTCTAATATTTTCATATCAAATACAAACTCTGTATATTGTGTAGATCTATATACTTTATGTGAAGATGAATATGTGGTTATTACTATACATTTTTCTTTATTATTTTCTAAAAATCTATTTATGTCTTCAATACATATACCACCAGATACAATTAGATATGGTGTATTTTTAAACATATTACAAATAACATCTTCCCATTGTTTCAATAATAATTTATTAGGAACACCAATAAGAATGGTATTTGAGTTTAGTTCTTGTGTAATCCATAATGAAATTAGTGTTTTTCCTACTCCACACATTAACACAAGCATACCTTTATCGTATTGTTGAAAATGTATAACTGACTTTCCAATAATAATAGATTGGTCGTTTCTTGGTATGTAGGAAACAATTTGGTTATTTGTTCTCTTGGATTTTAGTGTATGAATTAATGATTTAATATTTATTTTTTTTATTGTATTTCTAACTCTATTACATCTCACCAAATCACTAATTTCTTGTTTGGATAATTTTCTATATTTAATTCCGAGTGTAATTAAGTAAGGTTCAATAAGAGTAATAATTTTTTTATTGTAAAATTCAGTTCCAGCATCATATTTAACATTCAATTCACGAAACTCATTTTGTAATAAGCGTTCAACAATTCCTATTTTTTCAATAGGAACTTCAAACACTGCTTCAAAATATCCTCTCTTAATCTCACCAGTAGCATATTGTGTATCCCTTTCAGGAATATTATTTGCTTTACCCATTTTACACGCATCATCAACATCATATGATGGATGGTTTCTAACATAAATATATCCGTTAGTTTGGTTCATTTTGATAAAGTTCATATAAGTTATGTAATAATAAATTAATGAAAAATTAAATCAATTTTTATTATATTCAGGAAATAAAATAAAAACTTTTAAAAATCGGCGTTTTAAATGTGCAAAGGTGTAAGAAATTTAATTGTATCATTATTTAATATTTCTTGATTATATGACCCCCCTCTTACATTATCGATACCATAAATAGCCATATATTCTTTAACATATCTATCTTCGTCAAATGGTGAACTATTTTCTATTTTTTTTATAAGAGATAATGGTTTGTATTTTTTAGTCCAAAAAGAACCTACACCATCTATATGTTCTTGATATCTTTCATTTACAATTTTATTTGTTTTTCCAACATAATATTTATTATCATTTAGTTTTAAAATGTAAATTGTAGTTGTCATTATTATAATAATAATTTATAATATATAAATCATTTTTTATTCTATTACGATTTTTGCTTTAATTTCTTTTGACAATTGATCAAATATACTATCTTCTTCTATTATATAATTCCATCTATTATGCCAATGATAACAAAATGCACCTTTGAAATAATTATCTAATGTATATTTTTTATCTGTTTTTTTAAAAAAAAAATCAAAATTTTCTTTTTCAATTACTGGATTATCTATCCAGGCAGGACTAAACCAACTACAAGGTAATACTAATATATCAATTGGTAATTCATAATTAAAATATGAATATTGTGATCCCCAACCCCTTTTTCTTTTGATAACATATTCTATAATATATTTTAATTTATCAGATTTTTTTTCAAGCGAAATAATAAAACCATTTGCTGGATAATTTTGTTTTTCCCATTGAAAATAGCATATTTCATTTTCAAATTTAGAAAATAGTGGATCTAAGTTTCTTAAAAAAAAAGTATCTAGATCAAACCAACATCCACCATAATTATATAATAATACTAATCTATAAAAATTAGATAATTCTTCAACACGTTTATTTGCATAAATGATATTAACATTTTCCATAAAAGTATTTTTTAATTCATCTTTTAAATTAAAATGTCTTATTTCACAATATTTATTTATTTCATTATTAAAATTATTTTCAATATTATTATCTAACCATAATATTATTTTATGTTTTTTATTAAAATAGTAACAAGACATAATTGAATATAAATGTTTTTCATTTAAATTACCATTCCAATAACAATGTAAGTTAACAATGTTATTATAATTATCATTCATATTTTTTGCAATATTAATTGTTTTATCATAATCAACAATATTTTCAAAAAGTTTCATATAAATATTATAAAACATTATATTCTTAAATATTAAATTAATGATTTTGACCTTCGCCATGATTTAAATCATAATAAAATAAAATTTCATCTTTCAAATATATACAATTAGTATATTTTAAAATATTAATCCAACATTCAGCATCTTGTCCACGTCTTTTAAAAGGCATATTTCCAGCTTTATTTAAAATATCTTTATCAACAACAACACTACTTGTTACAATACAATTATGACCATTTTTTATAAAATTATAATCGAAAACATCTGGAAAACCATTTTCAAATAATTTATAATTTTTATGTCTAAATATTTCTTTGATTGCATTATAATTTACTTCTTTATTATAAATCTTATAATTTTTATTTTTATCATAAATTCCATTTCCAATTAAACCATCTGAACAAATCATCTTATTAGTGCTATTTTCTAAACATTTTATTTGGATATTAAGTTTATTTGGCAACCATATATCATCATCATCACAAAATGCAATATATTTACCTTTTGCTATTTCAATACCTTTATTTCTAACATATCCAACACAAGGATATCCGTGTATTTTTCTACTAGAGTTATTATTATCTAAATGTATTATATTAATACCTTCCCAATTATGATTATAATAGTCTTTTTCACTTGAGTTGTCATTAATTACAATAATTTCAATATTATTATAATTTTGTTCTTTAATAGATTTAATACAGTTTAATAAAAATTTAAATCTGTTATACGTGGGAATAATTACACTTACTGACATTATTATAATAAATAATATAAAGTAGACTTTTATATAAAAAATGATAATTTTTTAATTAATTTAAAATATAAAATGTTAAAAGACATTGAAGATATTAAGCAAAATAAAGTAATTATTGATAATGATAAATGGAATCAAATTATTGATGAATTTAATAATTCTTATAATAATTTTGAAACTAGAAAAGATGTTATAATGTTTCAAAAAACTTTACAAAGAAAGTATAAGGTTTCAGTTTCAAATTGCGATTTAATTAAAATTTATAATACATTAAATTTAGATAATATTAAACTAAAAAATTTAATTACTAAAAAAAAACAAAAATCTAATTCAGGTGTTTTAGTAATAACTGTATTAACATCTGCGCATCCAGATTACGTTGATGAAGATGGTACTGTTAAATTTGGTAAATTTTCTTGTAAACACGATTGTGCTTATTGTCCAAATGAAAAAGCACACGAAGGTAATAATTGGGTTGATCAACCAAGAAGTTATTTATTTTCAGAACCAGCTGTTTTAAGAGCAAATGATAATGATTTTGATCCAATAAAACAAATGAATGCAAGGTTAACAACTTTAAAAGAAATGGGACATAATTTAGATAAACTGGAAATTATAGTATTGGGAGGAACGTGGAGCGAATATCCTAAACAATATCGTGATAGATTTATTACAGAATTATATTATGCAGCAAATGTATTCAATAATGTATATAAAAGAAATGTATTGTCATTAGAAGAAGAAATTAATTTAAATGAGAATGAAAGTTATATTCATATAATTGGATTAACATTAGAAACTAGACCCGATACTATTACACTAGATGAAATTAAAGAATTTAGAAGATATAATTGTACAAGAGTACAATTAGGGGTTCAACATACACATAATGATGTTCTTAAAAAAATTAATAGAGGTCATAATATCGAATGTGTATATGATGCAATCAAATTATTAAAAGAAAATTGTTATAAAGTTGATATTCATTTAATGCCTAATCTTCCTGGATCAAGTTATGAAAAAGACGTAGATATGTTAAATTCATCATTATATGATCCTAGAATACAAGCAGATCAATACAAAATTTATCCAACAGCTATTGTTCCTTGGACAAAAATTAAAAAATGGTTTGATGAAGGAAGTTATGTTCCTTATAGTGATTTAGATTTAGTAGAATTAATTAAAAATTTTAAACAAAAAGTACAGAAATGGAAAAGACTTAATAGAATTATTAGAGATATTCCAAGTTCTTATATATCTGGCGGTTATGATAAGAAATATGTAAATATGCGCCAATTATTACAAGATGATATGATTAAAAATAATTGGAAATGTAATTGTATTAGATGTAGAGAAATTGGAAATAATGTAGTTAATTTTGATGATGTTAAATTAGAAATAATTGAATATGATGCATCTGATGGTAAAGAATATTTTATTTCATATGAAACTGATAAATATTTAATTGGTTTTATTAGATTAAGACTTAATGGAGAAAATCCGAATGTATTACCTATATTAAAAGATTGTGCATTAATTAGAGAATTACACGTTTATTCTAATTTAAATAATGTTGGTAATAATTGTGAATTATCAATGCAACATAAAGGTTATGGAAAAAAATTAATTAAAAATGCTGAAAAAATTGCTATTGATAATGGATTTAAAAAAATGGCAATTATAAGTGGAACAGGTGTAAGAAATTATTACAGAAAACTAGGTTATAATCTTGAAGAAACATATATGATTAAAAGTTTAAATAAAAATAAATGCATTATTCAGTAGTTTGTTTATGATTTAAATAGTTTAATATATATGTTAATTTACTTCCAGTAGGTAAAATTTTTTTATACATATTCTTTATTATTTTAAAAATTGATTTTTTATTTAAATAATTTTAAATAAAAATGATGAATTCTGATGAATTTGATAAATTTAATAATTATTATGAAACAGAAAAAATTAAAGAAGCAAAAATAAATACCGAATATTCACGAAAAGATATTATGAATATTGTTAAAAGTAAATGGTATAAAAAAATTAATTTATCTTAATTATTCATCTTCAAATAAATCTTTAGAATAATCTTTATAAAAATTTTCTTGTTCTAAAAAATCTAATTTTTTTAATTTACAATTAAGATTATCTTTTTTTACTATTTCAATACAGCATTTATTAATATTTTTTAGTAATTCTTTTAAATTATTATCTAATTCTTTCATAATAAAATTAACTTAAAATAAAAAATCATTTTTTTTTAATAATAAGTTATTTTATCATTCCAAGATATTTTTTTTTTATTTTTGGAAATATTTTCACAATCCTTTAATTTTTCATAAGGAAAATTAATATATTTAAGATTAAATTTATTTAAACTAATATTATCTAATATTTTTTCAATAAATTTGTTTGAATCAAAATTATCCATATTACTATAATAAATTAATAATTTAAATAAGTCAATTTTTTAAATTATTACATAAAAAATAAATAATTATTATTATTAAATATGAAAATATTTATAAAATTATTATTATTATTAAATTGTTTATATTTTTCCAATTGCTTTACACCAAATATTGTACATTCAAAAATGAAATTAAATCTTAATTTTAATATCAATCCAAATAAAAATAAAATAACAAATAGTAATTTTTTAACTAAAAAGAAATTAAAATATTATTATATTTTAAGTCGACCAAATAGTATTATTTATGAATTTGCATTACCATTAACAGGTTATTATTTAGTAAATAGAAATATAAATTTTATTACAAATCCTACACTATTATTAGTTGCTACTCTTAGTGTATTAATAGGTAGAAATAGTATGATTATAAATGATTATTTTGATTATAAAAGTGGGGTAGATAAAAATAAAAAAGGAAAAGTATTAAATAAAGGGTTTCTTAAATCTGAAGATGTATTAAATTTTTCAAATTTACTAAATATATTAAACTTTTATCTTATTTGTTTAATTGATAGTAATATAATAAGACTATTACTTGGAAATGCTATTGTTAAATTATATTTATATACACCACTATTAAAACCATTACCATTTATAAAAAATTTTATATGTGCTTTAACAATATCTCAATCTCTTATTATTGGTGGATTAATAAATTATACAACAAATATAGCAAATTTATTACCAGCTACTATTTATCTTTTTATAATGATAATGTGGCAGGAATTAGTTTTAGATATATTAGATATCAAATATGATAAAGAAAATAATATAAATACAATACCAGTCAAATATGGTTATGATAACTCTAATAAATTAGCTTTATCATATTTATTAATTGCAACATTTACTCCACTAGGTGTTTCAAATTTTTTATTTATTTTATTACAATTTCCTTTAATATCATTAAATATTAAAAGTATCCAAAATAATAAAATATTAAATAAAAATGTATTAAGTTTATCTAAATTTATTATGCTATTATCTGGTATATTTTTTTGTCTTATTTAAATATAATTACTTGTTAAATCTGCTTTTGGTACTTCAGTAACTTCATAAACATCACTATTTAACATTGGTGAATTAAACTGCAATGTATTTGGAATTGCATAAATATCTCTTACTTTTTCTCCTACTATTATATTATCTGTTAATGGTATTTTAACATCATTATTATTATTAGTCGGTGTCATATAAAATTCCGATCTATGTCTGTCTTTTTGTCTTCCAAATAATTTCCAACTATTATTACCAATATCCTTATTATCTGAATTACTGGTAACATAAGCCACAAGTCTATATGTATCATCTACATTATTAGTCTTAATATACATATTTCTAGTCATTATATTATTAGCTAAATTAGTATGATTATTTGTATCAGAACGATTTAATGGTGGATATAATTCGTCATATAATACTCTGTAATCTCTATTTATTGTATCATTTCTATTACTTTTAAGTTTATTAAATTCTGATACAGACATACAAACTTTATTATCATATTCATTTTGCAAAGAATTATATCTAGATAATATTTCATCATTTTCTTTTTTGTAATCAAAAATTTGATTATAATAATTTGCGTTATTTTCTTTTTCCATTATCAAATCGTTATTAATTGTACTATTAGATTTTTTAAAAAACTGATTTTCTTTTTTTAATTTATAATTATTGTAAAATAAATAAGATAAAATAATAAAAAATATTATTAAAATTGTTATAATAATATATATATTATAATTTTTACTTGTTTTTTTAACCATATTCTATAATAATAAGATTATTTAATTTACTTTAAAATGAATAAACCAATTTTGTAATTCCCAATATAAACTAAAAGTGATATTACTATTTTTATTATTAATACTATTTGCTAATGCTAATATAGAATCATAATCGTGAATATAATAAAATCTTTTAATTGTATTATCTTTTAATTTCCAATCTACTAAATTTGGACCTAGATTAAAATTTCTATAATCTTTTTCTGTTTTTTTTAATGTTGTTGTATTAAATGTTTTCTCTTTTGACCAAAATGATACTAATAATTCTCCATTTTCATTTAAACACTCCAATAAATTATTTATCGCTTGTTTTTGCATTTCTTCATTTTCTAAATGATGTAATACTGCAATTGATAATATTTTATCATATTTTAGTGTTTTATCCATATCTAATACATCAGAATAATATACATCAAGATCTTTTTCTTTACATATTTCTAATAATTTATTTGAGATATCAAATCCTTTAGTTTTATATCCAAGACTATTTGCAAAAATCATATTCTTGCCATTACCACAACCCGATTCTAATAAAGTTTTATTTTCACAATTATTTGTCAAAAAATTAGTAACAGAATTCCATATTCTTACTCTAGAATTATCAAATGTATCTGAAATAATATCGTACTGATTTGCAACTATTAAATTATGTTTATTCATTTAAAAAATTAATTTTATAGTTTAATATATCATTTTTTATTAAAGAAGATAATGTTTAATATTGATAAATATAAACTATGGAGTATTTTTTTTAAACAAAAAAGATTAATTTATAATAATTGGAAAAAAATAACTAAAAATCGTGATAAAATTCATTATAATAAGTAATTTCATTATCATTATTTTTTAATTTTAACATTTTATTTTTAACTAATTTACATTTTTTATTATTTATTATATAACCTGATAAATTTTCATCACTACTACAACTACTTATACTATTTTGTAATATGTACATATCATTTTCTACAAAGGAATTATCAGTTCTATGTATTTTTTTTTTAGGTATAAAATTTGTTTTATTGTCTAATTTCGAAGAATCAGATAAATAAATACTATTTATAAATATCAATAAACATATAAATTTATTTGACATTTTATATTATAAAATTCTAAATTAAATAATATCATTTTTTTTTATGATAAATTAAAGTTATTTATAACGAGATTAAATAACCTTTTTAATAAATGAAATATCTTCATTTAATCTATTACTTGGTTTTTCCAAAATTATAATTGGTTTTTTTTCCAAAGCCAGTAAAAACTTTTTCATATCGTTATATGATATTTTTCCTTCTAATATTGTTTCGTGTCTATCTACTTTACTACCTTTATCCATTTTACTATTATTATAATGTATTACCAAAATATCATTATGATATTTCTTCATATTATTATAATAATCAACTAAATTATAACCCGAAGACCAAATATGTGCAGTATCTAAACAGATACCTAAATTTTTCTTATCATCATTATCAAATTTGTCATAAAATTTGATAAATTTATCACACCCAACTAATAATTCTGTACCAACTCCAGCAGGTGTTTCAATTATTAGTTTTGAATTATATTTATTTTCTTTTAAATATTTTAATATATATTTAATTGCTAAATACATATTATTAAATCCATCTTCTTCTGTACTTGTTGTATATTTTCCAACGTGTACAACAACACCTAGTCCATTAATAATTTCGCAAGCATCTAGTTCTGCTATTAATAGCTTAATCCACCATCTATCTTGAATTTCTACATATCTTTTATTAATTTTTGTATTTGCTAGATTTATAACATATGATCCATGAACAACTACTTTAAAATCATTTTCATTACAGTAGTTAATTATTTCTTTACTTTCCTTTTTAAATTTGTCTAAATCTGGTAAACTACTATTCATTGGTGAAGAGGCAAATATTTGAATAGCATTTCCATTATTAGCAGTAATTTTACTAATTGTATTTAATATGCTACCGTCTTTATTTATATGCGCCCCTATATAATTCATATTTATTTTTCTTATATATATTATTTATTATAAATTAAATTAATCATTTTTTATCCGTAATACAAGTACTTGAATCATAATCATTTGGCATATATTTATGAATATTATTATTTAAATCTATAAAACATTCTCTTTGTAATTTTTTTGAATATTTAAATACTGTTCGTAAAGTTTTATCTGTTTCTAACAAACTTACAATAAGTGTATGTATTGGTGCATCACCATATCTATAATAAAATATATTACCAGTTTCATTTATTTTATTTAATATATTTTTAACTTTTTCAGTTTTCCAAAATTTGATATCAGTTATAAAAAAGTTGTTATAAAACATTATTGGCATATTTATATTAATTTTATCAGAAGTATATGGTGTATTATTAACTATATTATATAGTTCTGTAAATTTATCAAATATTTCATGATCTTTTTTAATTTCTGCACTTACAAACAATTTATTTAGTTCTTCTTTTTTATCTGGAAACATTTCTTCAAATAATTCCTTCATATTATAGTTGCAAAATCCACAATCTACATGAACAAAATTTGACATATAAATTTTATTTTCTTTTGCCAATAAATTAAATAAGTCATCATTTATTGGTTCTTCAATTATACTATCATCATCTAATCTCATAACATAATCATATTCTTCAATATATTTTGTAAAATGATTTATCCAAAAATTACACATTAGTCTATATTTTACATTTCTCCAATAAGGAACTAATTGTAAATTTACAGATTTATTTAATTTAGTTATATCAATATTATCTGGTATTTTAAAATCATTATTATCAATCTTTTTAAATCTTATTAAATTTTTATTATCACCTCTAATACCTTCTAATATTTCTTGAATATCTCTATTTGTATAATCGCCTTCGTGTAAAATTATAATAGGATATTTATATTTTTTATTAAAATTTCTAAATAAAAAGTATAAAGAAGTTTTAAGATATATTTTCCTTTCAATTGTATTTTGAGTTAAAATTAGAATAACACCTTTAACAGTAGTCATATTATATTATAAATTTATATTAATAAAATATTCTTATATTTATTTCTAATTTATCACTTTTTCTAAGTTTTTTTAATTGATATTATTTATTATTTTTTGGTTTTAATAAAAATAGTACATTTCTGTAAAAAAAAAAAAATTTTGAAAACCTTTCAGAAAATTTTAAAAAAATAAAGAAATGTACTATTTTTAAATTTAATTATAAAATTAATTAAAATTTTGGTTTAAAATTAGCAAAAATAGTACATTTTTTTTCCTTTTTTAGTTTTTCACATATGGAAAAAACTTAATTTTTGCCGATAGCTTAATATGTACTATGTATATGTGTATGTGGATGATTTAATAAGTCTTGATATTTCTTTTTATATTCTTCAACTTCTTTTTCTTTTTGAATTAAAGTATATTCTAATGTTTCTTTAATAGAATCATTTTCTAATTTACATTGTTCATATCTATCCATATTATCAACTTTTTCTTTATCACTTTTATTAAGTTTATTTATATAATAATTATTATAATTATTAATTATTTCAAGATCTACATCATTTAAATATGTATTATAATAAGTAAATGAATATAATTGCATATCTAAATTATTATTATAGTTAATTACAAAATTTGCTCCAGTATATTTGGAATTAGATAAATTTGGAGGAGAATCAAATTCTTTATATAATTTATCTAATGTTAACTTAAATTTATTATTTGTTTTATCATAAGATAAACATATCATTATATTTTTTTTTTCAAGTAAATTTTTATCAATATTATCTAATCTAAAATTATTTTCTCGATCATTTCCATATTTAATTATAATATTTCTTTTACATGAATCTGGATCTGCATTTGGATTTTCTAATTTTAAAGAAATATTTGTATTATCAGCACCATTACTAATTGGTAATTTAAATAATAAATTTTCTATACCACTTTCAATCTCATTTATAACTATAAAAAATACAAGTGAAAATGATTCTATATTAACTTCGCTATTTGGTGTAGGAGTTTTTGTAAATTTATTTTGTTGTGGACCTTCTAATTCTGGTATTTTAATATTTGTTAATTTACCATAATAATCTACAAATTGAATTGTATTTTTAAGTTTAAAATAAGATAAATTATTATTTGCATCCGTTTTATCAAAATCCGGATTTTCATATTTTATATAATCAAACCATTTTAATGTATTATTATCAATATTTTTATTTGTATTATTATCTATATAATTAAAATTATTAATTGTTATTAAAATATTTTCTTTTAAAGGAATTTTTTCATTTAAAGTATAACTTGCTGTAATAGTATTATCTGTAGATGATCTAAATTCTGTATGTGGACAAACTGTTGCAGGTATAGGCTCGCTAATACCATATGTTTGTTTATATTTTTTATCAATTTGTTCTTTTTGATTAATATACTCAAATGTTTTTTCTAATATCTTATTATATTTTTCTCTCTCTCCTTCTAATCTATTCCATTCATCATCAGATATTGATGGTAAATTAGTAGTATCAGAATCTGAAAATTGTTCAATATTCTTTTTTGTTTTTATAAAGTAATTATTATAAATTATAAAGATTAAAGTAAAAAATAATCCAATAAATAAAGATAATATCCATATTAATAGTTTATCTTTCATTGTAGTTTATATAATCCTCTCTATATTAATTAAATAATAATTTATTTAGTAAAAAATATATAAGAATAAATCACAAAAAATAATTAAAATGAGTGAAAAAGTAGTTAAAAACTGTGATCCTGATGAAACTAATAGCATTCAATCAGATGACGATATTAATTCTGAATTACAAAATAATATCAATGGCATTTTAAGTAATTTAAGTAAAATAAATAAAAAAGGAAAAAAAAATAAAAGTGTTAAAATTGAAATGAAAAAAAATAAAAAAGAAGAAGTAGTTGAAGAAGACGATGATGAAGATTCATCTGATGATGATGAAGATACTTCTGGTAGCGAAGAGAACGAAATAATTGAAGAAGATAATGATGACGAAGATGACGAAGATGACGAAGATGACGAAGATGACGAAGATGACGAAGATGACGAAGATGAAGAAGATGACGAAGATTTGTTCGATACATCAGCAATGACATTGGCAGCATTATTTCAAGAAACTTTTTATGATAGAGATGGTATTTCAATTGCTGATTCATTATCTGGGATCGAAAAAGTTTTGTATAAAATTTATAAATTAGAAAAACTTAAATTAAAATCTAAAAAATAAATTTTTTTTTTATGTTATATAAAAGATAATATAATAATATTTGATAATGGAAGAATTAGAAAAGTTTAAAATTTTTTTAAATGAATCTATAAATAAATATTATAAAAATTATAATATAAGTGATAAAGAAAAAGAAATTATTGAAAATACAAATTTTAAACCAATAATTAATACTAAAATTAATACTAATTCTTATTTTATAATTGAAAATAAAGATATTAATATAAATTTTTCTAAAAATGAAAATTATAATATATCAAATTCTATAATATCAACTAAAATATTTAATGATATAAATAACAATATAACATCTGTTAATAAATTAGATTTATATGGATTTGAATTTAAAACTGACGATAATGCTAATATAATATTTAGTTTAATCAATAATAATTATGATATAAAATATGAAATAAAATTAAAAGATAAATATATATATGTTGATAATAAAAAAATAGAAAAATTTAATAGTAATACTTTATTTTACATTTATATTGATAAAACAAAAATAATAATGATAATTGATAATAAAATTATATATGAAATACATAAAAAAAATATAGATTTATATCTAGATATTATAATATTATCTGCTTGGACAAAAATATATAATTTAAAAAGAATATTGACATCATTTATTTATTTAAATATAATTAATGATACTCAAATAAAATTATTAAATATTGATGACAATATTAGCTATAATGAAGAAGAAAATTATTTAATTAAAAATACTAATGATAATAATAATGGAATTGCAAGATTAAAAATACAAATATATGATAAAAATATTGGTATAAAATTTAATATCAAAACTGATGATAAAAATATTAAAATTTATTTATCAAATTATTTATCAGATAAAAATAATAATAATAATTATTATCTGGAAATTAATAATAAAAAAGAACTTTTATTATATGAAAATTTATTAATAAAATGTATATTAGGTAAATATAATATAAATGACGAAATAATAATTAATATTAATACAAAAAGTCAAATAGAATTTATTAGAAATAATAACTTATTATATAAGTCTGAATGTAACAATATCAATATATATTTAGTTGAATTTTTATTAATAGATTATAATTCTATGATAAGTAATTTATTATGGAGTACAAATATTATTAATTATATTGATTTAAAATATGAAAAATTAATTAAATTTACTGATAATAAAAATTATCTAATTGAAAATAATACTATAAAAAAAAAGAAATATGACAATATTTCTTATGATAATTATATATCATCAGAATCTGTAATAAAATTAAATTATAAATATAATATTAAAGGTTTTGAATTTAAAATAATTTCAATACACGGCAAGGGTTTAGTAGGATTTACAAAACAAAAAAAACATAATTTGTTTAATAATAATCATAACATAGAATTTGGTTTTTATTTTATTCCTAATATGCGTGTTATGATATATGAATGTAATGGTTTATTTAAAAAACACGTAGGAGGATATAAATTTAATGATAAATTTCAAATTAGATTAAATTCAAATAATGAAATAGAATATATTAAAAATAATATTTTATTACATAAAAGTGATAATTTAATTGTATTTAATTCAAATTATTATGTTAATATTTTTATGAATGATTCAAATTTAGAAATAAAAAATATTAGATGGCTTAATTTAGAATGTTATGAAGCAATTGACAAAAATGTAAATAAATTAATAAATTTAACTAGTTATAATCATAATTATTTAGAAATAATTGAAAATAATGTAAATAAAATTACTTATGATAAAAATACATTTGTTATATCTGATAATTTTGTAGATTTTAATAATATTAAAGGTATAGAATTTCAAATTTGTTCAAGTTATAAATCTGCTTTTATTGGACTAAATAAAATTGATAATAATAATATAAGAAATGTTAACTATATCAATTATTCAATTTATTTAACAAACAATAATAGAATTATAATATATGAAGATAATGAAAAAATAAAACATGTTGGCGGGTATAATATTAATGATATATTTCAAATTAGATTAAATAATAAAAATTATATTGAATATATCAGAAATACTACACTATTATATACATCAAAAAAAATATTTGATTTAAATGATCTATATTTATTTCATTTATTAATTTATGATATTTATTTTAGTATTAAAAATATAAAATGGATAGATAAATACAATTATTTATTAATATGTGCACCAATGCCTAATGAAATTATTAATCCCACATCAATGTCTTATGATATTACATATAAAGATAATTTTATTTTTAAAAAAGGAGAATCTAATTGGTATTCAAGTACAATATCGGAAAAAGGTATATTTTTTAATAATAAAAGTAAAGTTATAGGATTTGAATTTATAATTTTAAATGAATATAAAAATTATATTATTGGTTTAACACAAAAACATAAAGACTTTTCTTGTTGTTTTGTTAATATAGATTATAGTTTTTATTTATTAGATAATAATAATATATTAATTTATGAACAAGCAGCAGATAAAGGTAATTATGGTAAATATAAAAAAAACGATACTTTTCAAATAATATATGATAATAATAGTAATACAATAATTTATTTACATAATTATAAAGAAATATATAAAAGTTTTATAAAATGTAATAATGAAATAGAATATTTTATTGATATCAGTTTATATAATGACGATTGTTGTATAAAAAATTTAAAATGGATTACTTTAGATAATATTAATTATAAAAAAGGTTTTAGATGTAATTTACAATAAAAAAGTGATTTTTATCACCTTTTTATTTTGTTTTTTAGATTTTTACTCCTTAGTTGCCTTCCACGCCTCTCCAACCTTCCTCATCAAGTCCTGACGAGAGAGTTCGGGGAACTCCTCCTTGATTAGGGGCATTTGCTCCTTCACAAAGATGTTGTACGCAGTTGGTTCGCGCTTTTTCTTGGGTTCCTCGTCATCTGACTTCTCCTTTTTTGCCTTCTTCGGTTTTTTCTCTGTCTTTACTTTCTTATCAGAAGTGATCTCGTGATAAACCTGGGTAAGAATCTTGCCAAGTTCAGCACGAGTATAGTCCTTCTCAGTGTCCACATTGTTGGTGAACTGGTTGATGATCTGCTGAGTAGTGGTCATTGTTGGTTTTTGTTGGTTGTTGGTTGTCTACTTGTTGCTTTCCAGTGGTTGTTGATGATAGTAAACTTAAAACCAATAATCATTATTTTTTTAAAACAGGATTTTTCTGTACAAATTTCGACAAAAAATATAATATAATTCTAAATTATAAAAAAATTGATTAATAAATTTATTATTTTAATTATGCATATAAATATGGAAAAAAAAATTATCTGGGATAATCTTCCTGATTGCTTATTAGATAATATATATAAAAAAATTGTATATACGCAACCAAAAAATTTATTAGATGATATAGTTAGTTATACAAATACAATTAAATATATAAAAAATAATTTAGATTTGTATTCAGATTGGTTTATATTATGGTGCATATTATTAATGTGTATAAATGATAACAAAGAAATTGAAGAAAAATTTAAAATATTGAAAAATAATGTTAATAAAAATAATAATTTAATGATAAGATATGAAGGCGGTATGTACTGGGTAAAAAGATATATGGCTAAATTTTCAGTTAAACAAAGAAATGATTTTATTAAAATTTATATGAATGATAAATATTATTAAAAATAATTAGGTAATATACTATTTAAGTTAGTTTTCATATATTCTATTTTTTTTGTAAAATTTTGTTGTTTTTTAACTTTTCCTAACTGTTTACCATATTTATTTTTATAATTTTTAGTTGTAAAATTAAAATTATCTAAAATATTTTTAATTAAAATAATATGATTTTTATAACAATCATAAAATGTTAAATATTTTTCATTAAATTTATTATATCTATCAATTATGATTAAATAATTTTTTTCTAATATTAGATATTGTGAATCCATATTATAATAATTTTAATTTAATATCATTTTTTTATATTTATAACTATTAATATGAGTAATATTTGTTATGATAATAAGTTTTGTCAAAATTTGAAATATAATAATTGCATTGAAGTAATATGTTTAGATTGCTGTAATAAATTAGAATTTAGAAGAACTATTTATTCGGAAAATAGTATAAAAATTAAATTTAATGGAAAATAATATTAATATTATTAATAAAAATAATGATTTAAATGAACAAAATGATAAGTTAATAGATAACACAAAAAAAATACTTGATATAAATAATGAAAATTTGAAAAATTATTATAATTTACTAGATAGATATAAAAAACATTTAAAAATATCGGTATAATAAATACTTAATCATATAAATTATTTATATATAATAATATAAAAGAATTATAATTAATGTCTCAAAATATATATACTACAATATGTTATTTTGGAACAAATATTGAAAAAAATGGTATTATAAGTAGAGTATCAAAAACTAATTGGAGATGGTTTGTAAATAAACATATTGTTGATAAAATTAAATCATTTATAATATCATCAAATATTGGTTATTGGAATAGTAAAAAAGAATTAACATATACTTTGACTATAATTCATCCAGAAGATCCTCAAATAATGGATAAATTAATTGAAATAGGTAAAGCATATAAGCAATTATATGATCAGGATGAAGTTATAATAAATACAACTAAAAATTGTAATTTTATTGGAATAAATTAGATAAAATTATCCCATTCCTTTTTATCGAGCTTTAGATTTTTATCATTTTCTTTTAGATATAACCCATATTTTCCAATATGTAATACTTTATTATCTTTTAATTTTAGAGGTAAGGATGCTAAAAATTCAATCTCTTTTTTTTCCAACTTATCAACATTTTTCTTTTTCCAGGACAAATATGATTCAATATTTGTATATCTGTTTTCTTTTTTATGATAATAAGAATAACCATATTTTGTTTTAATTATACCTTCATTTTTCACAATATTTATATTATTAGAATTTATTTGCGATATTATTGGTAATATTTTATTATAAAATTGTTGTAATATATTTTCCTTAGTTATTTCCCCTTCAGATATTTTATCTAATGCATTTTCCATTTCCATCGTAAAATTTATATTTAAAATAAATGGTATAACAGTTTTTAGATACTCAATAGATTTAATACCTAACTCAGTTGGTACTAATAAATCAGTGTTTTTACCACCTGTTTTAATTTCGTTAGAAATAATTTTAATTTTTTTGCTGCATTTTTTTATTAAATTATTAATTTTAATTTTATATGAAGGATTTTTACCTTTAGATACATATTTTCTTTGAAATAATTTATCAATAATAGATGCATACGTAGATGGTCTTCCAATACCTTCTTTTTCTAATTTTTTTATCAAAGTAATTTCATTATATAATGATTTAGGTTGATTAATATTACCAATTAATGAGAATGATAATGGCTTTATATTTTTACAATTTTTAATTTTATTTAAAAATAGTTTATAATCTTCTAATTCTTTATTATAAATAATTAAATAACCTCTATCAATTAAAAATGATTTATTAGTTTTAAATATATATTCAGAGCATTTTGTATTGTTTAAACATTTAATTATTAATTCTAAATTTTTATATTTTGCTTCTTTCATTTGGCAAGCAATTGTTCTTTTCCATATCATATTATATAATTTTGAATGATATTCCTTAATATCATCATCTAATGTTATATTTTCAATATCTGGATTTGTAATTCTAATGGCTTCGTGTGCCTCTTGTGAATTTGCAATTTTGTTTTTAAAATTTCTAATAAAAGAGTAATCTTCGCCATATGTTTTTGTAATATAATTTTTCAATTTAAATTTAAAATCTTTAGAAATATTAACAGAATCTGTTCTCATATATGTAATAAATCCTTTTTCATATAATAATTGTGCTAATTCCATTGTTTTTTTTGAACTAAATTTAAAATTATTATATGAATCTTGTTGTAAAGTAGTTGTACAATAAGGTGGTAATGGATATTCATCTTTTATAGATTCGTTTAAATCCAAATTAAATATGTTAGTTTTTTTATCTAGTTCTTCCAATATCAATTCTAATTTATTTTCTTCTGTAATTTTAATACTATTACAGTCTATTAATTCTGAATTACAATCAAATTCACCTTTTAAATCATAATATTTATCAATTTGATGATTATTAATTAAATTTAATTGTTCAATGCATAATAATAGTGCAACACTTTGAACTCTTCCAACACTTAAAAATTTATCATTAAATTTATTCCATAATAAGGGAGATAATTTAAAACCTACTATTCTATCTAAAAATCTTCTTGTTTCTTGTGCTTTAACTAAATTCATATCTATTTCTAATGGATTATTTATAGCATTTAATATAGCGTTTTTTGTAATTTCATTAAATTTAATTCTATAACAATTTTTCTTTTTAATTAAATCATTAATATATATTTTAATATGATAAGCAATTGCTTCTCCTTCAGTATCAGGATCTGATGCGATATATATATTATCAACATCTTTAACATATTTTCTAATATTTTTAACAATATTATCCTTTGTTATAATATACGTTCCTTTCCAATTATCAGTATTAATTCCTAGATCATTCTTCGGTAAATCACAAAAATGTCCTTGGGAAAATGTAACACTAAATTTATTATTATTATTATTATTATTAAGGTATTTAGATATAGTTTTAGTTTTAGTATAACTTTCAACAATAATTAAATTTTTAGTCATATATATAATAAATATCTTTATAAAAAATCAATTTTTATAAAAAAAAATGAATATAATAAGTTAGTTATATTAACACTAACGATGTTGTGGGATTATTTGCCTGAAGAAATTCAAGATACTATTTATAAAAAAATAGTATATAAACAACCAAAAAATTTACAAAATGATTTAATTAGTTATGTTAATACAATGAAACTAATTACATATCGTAATCGTATTACAATATATTATACTGAATGGGATTTGTTGTGGTGTTTAGTTTTGTCATATTATAAAACAGATAATATGGAAAAAGAAAAACATTTTAATTATATGAAAAACTTTGTATTAAATAATAATGATTTAATGATACGATTTGAAGGTGCAATGTATTGGATTAAAAAATATATCAAAAAATTATCAATAGAAGATAGAAAAAATTTTATATATAATATGAACAAAACATAAAAAATTAACCTTTATTATTTATAATTTTATAATTAGCATAATTATACATAGATTTTTCTGCAGTTGCAACTGGTAAAACATGATATTTACTATCATAAAAAGATGGATCGTGATATTTATTTCTATTAACTAATGTTTTTAGATTGCAATTATCCGGTAATTCTACCATTGCATTTTCCTTATTAACGTTATCTATAAAGTAAATTGCTGGCGAAACCTTATCACCACAATTAGCAAAATTATAATAACTATTTGGATAATCAAATTCTACATTAAAACTACTACCGTTTATTTTATGAATGTTTTTAGTATTTTCAAATGCAATATCAACACTTGGGAATGGTAAATTTGTACCACTATAATTTCCTAATTTGTCTGGTGGATTAGCTGCAACTATTATAATTTTATTTGATGCATTTTTAGATGTACCTTTTATAGAAACTTTGTTATCTTTAATAATTATATCGCCTGAAACATATTTATTATCAAATTTCATTTATGTTATATTCTATATTATTAATATATATAAATAAAAAAAAATTTATTCAAAATTATTTTCCAAAATTAAAGAAGTATCGCCAGATCTATCATCACCTAATCCACTTTTATCAAATTCCTTTATATGACAGGATACAGCATCACAAGATACTAAGTATTTAGCAGGTAATAAGGTTCCATTATCAACATTTTCAGTTGCTTTACAATTGCCAGGGAAAGATAGTAATTTATCCTTGGCTTTTTTTATGTCATTTTCCATTATTGTATCAGCATTTGATTGTAAATACATTCTTGTTTCATAACTGCTACGAACAAGATTTTTTTCAGATATATGTTCCATTAATTCATAATTTACAATACATTTAGGGCGATAATCAGTTATAGAACGTCCATCGGACATTCTTAATGGACAACAAGAAAATTGTTTTTTTGACGGAAAACTGTCTTTATAAGTATCAGGATTAGATATATCAGCCATTTATATATTCCTCTATCTAATAGATAATTAAGAATATTTTTTATTTATATGACCCAGATAAAATTCTGTCAATTAATACATTTTTAGTACCTTCTTCCGAACCACCATTTCTAACACATATTTCTTTTAATTTTTCAACATTCAATTTACTTAATTTAGATTTACTATATGTATTTTCAGATACAACTGATATAGAATCCGTAGAATCTACATTCTCTATAATATCTGTAACGTCTTCAACTTTTACAATATCTGATACAATTTTATCTTCGGATAAAATAGATTTATTTATTTCTTTAACTGTTTCTTTGGGTTCATCATCTAAAGTATCAGATATTATTTTATCTACTATATCAATCTCTGTATTTGTGGATAAGTCTTTTTTTTCAATATTTGTTGTAAAAGTTTGAACAGCTATTGGAATTTCAGAATTTATACTAAAAGCAATATTATCCATAGTATTAAGATCAATATTATTAAAAATTTCTTGCATTTCATTATCACCTTTCATAAAATCATCTTTATCAACATTATCAAAGTTTTTAGTTTTTTGTTTTTTAAGTTCTTTATATTTTTTTTCTAAAATTATATTTGTAGCACTTAATGAAACTATTTTTCTCCAAAAATATAAAAGTATAAGTATACTAACTAGGCCAAAAAAAGCGAATAAATAATAATAAATATTTGTTATTTTAAAATTAAACATAAAGTTATTTTATATACTAATAATATCTTTGTAAATTTTTTTTTTAATATTTATCGCACTATTAATAACTGATAAAGGAAAATCTTTTTTAGATAATAATTCTATTGCTATACATTGATAAGAACTACCTTTTTTAATTTTATATGGAAAGAAAAATTTATCATCTTTTTCTATTGCTTCAACATATAAATTAATGAAATTATCAGGATATGTTTCTTCAAGAGAAGTTAATTTGTAAAAATGTGTTGTAATAATTAAATTTATATTTTTATTTAATCCAATATTTTCAATTACAGCATATGCAGTTGCTAATCCTTCTGTTGGTGGCGTTGAATGCATAGGTTCATCCATTAAAAATAATGCATTTTTATTTTGTTTTGATAGTTCACTAGCTTTTTTAATCATATTTAAACAATACTCTGCTTCTGCTTCAAAATATGATTTAGTTCCCAATTCATCTGATATTCTCATAAAAGAATAAATAGAATCATATGGATTAATTATTGCATTTGAACCATAAATAATACCAAAAGTTTGTGCTAATATTATATTTGATAGTATAGATTTAACATAAGTAGTTTTACCTGCAGCATTTGGCCCAGTAATAATTATATTTTTTTCCAAAGATATTGGATTAGATATTTGTGTATCTGATAAAATCGGATTTTTCATATTCCATATTTTAGTTGATAAACTAGTATCATAAACTGGTAATGAATAGTTAAAATCATCTTTTAATTTACTTATGGCATTAATTATATCATATGTGTATATAGTTAATAATAACTTGCTAATATTATTTTTAATATTGTTATCTTTCCATATGGAATAAATATTGGTCATAGTATTATATATAGAAATATCAGATGGTTTATAAGAATTTTTAATAAAAGGTTTTAAAATATTATTAGTATTATCAAATTCATTTATTATATGATTTGATTCGTTTACAAAATTGATTAATCCTTGCATTTTTTTGTGTAAATTTTGTTTTGTTTTATATAATAATGCTGAAAATTCAAAAGTTTGGTATATATTATATAAATAAAGAAATAGATAGATAAAAAAGAAAATACTTTTAAATAAATTTAACTTAAAGTTCCCGGTATTTTTAAAAAATAAAATAATAAAATTTTTAATTAATAAAAAGTAATAAGTTATTGAAATATTACTAACATATTTTTTTATATAAAAATAAGGAGCAAGTATTGAAGTTAAAGGATATACAAGTGAAGTTAAAGGAATAAAAAATATTTTATATAAATGATAAGAATCTAAAATAGGTTGATATAAATTTATAAATGATAGCAAAAATGACGAAGGAAATAATATATTAATAGCATTGTCTTTTGATATTTCATCATTTAATTTATATATCCATAATATATCTTCTTCATAATCTTTTAAAATTTTAAAAGATATAACATCATAATTCTTTAAAATAGATTGTTGTCTGTCAACTAATTTATTTAAATTAGATATAGGATTATGGATAAGTTTATTAATAAGTTCTTTGCTTCCATCTAATTCGGGTAATTTACTAATCCATTTATCAATTCCTGTATCTTTATAAACATCATCTGATATATCAATTTTATTTTCATCATCAATAAAAATATCATTATGTGAATCGAGTAATCTATTAATAATATATTTCTTTTTAGTATCATCAAAATTTAAAAGTTCATTAAGATTTTTAATTTCCAATTCTGACATAATATGTTTATAAATAGAATATCTTTAAAAATACGTAAATATATCGCACATAAAAAATGATATAAATTTTTGAGTATTTGATAATAATAAAACTATGATTAAAAATAATATAATTGTTATTAATTATAAGAATAAATTATATAAAATTGAAAAAGAACCATATGAAACTATAATAGATACATATAAAAGAGGTTGGTTTATTGTTAAAAATTACGGAACAATGGAATATAAAAAATTATATTCATTATCTATAATCAAAAATAATGAAAATAATTATAATATGGATTATTTCTTAAAATGAAAAACTAAAAATACAGCAATAATAGTTGTAATAAAATTAATTAAAACAAATAAGATAACAAATGGTATTATATAATATAATAAATGAATTAATAAAGGTTTTATAATTTCCACTTTAATATTAGGTTTTGATAGTTCGTCTTTTATGTAAGATAAAATAAATATAAAAAAATCATTGTAATTATTTTCATCATTATCTGAATCAATGTCATTATCACAATTTTTTTCTTGATTATAACTATAATCTTTTTGCGTCATAATTATTTCAAGGTATATCTTATTTAATATCAGAATATATAAATTTAAAAATGAACGATATACATTTTATGAAACCTAAATTTAAAAAGAAATCATATATTTCAGAAACAAAAAATAAAATTAGTTATAATTTATATGATGTTAAAATAAAAAATTATTATAGAATAACATCAAGCAGTAATGCTCTAAAATTATCTGTAAATATTGATAAAAATGACTATTTAACTTTTTTTAATGATATTGATAATATTGCTTTAAATAATATTATTAATAAAAATAAAAAATGGTTTGATAATGAATTATCGGAAGAAGAATTAAATATATTTTTTAAATCATCTATATGTTCACAGAACAAAATATTAGATGTAGTTTTATCATCAACAAGTATTATTAAATATAATAACAATAATATTGATGAATTAGATGCAAATTTACAAAAAATATTATTAAAAAAAAATTGTTTATTTTCAATAAAAGTTGAATTAATAGGAATGTATATTTATAAAGATAAAATACAAAATAAATGGTCAATAAAAGAAATAGAAATTATTGATCAAGAAGATAGTGATAATTTACAGATATCTATAAAAGAATTAAATAATGAATGGAATACAACTTTAAATGAAACAATAACAGCATTAAAGGAAGAATTAGAAGGATATAATAAAAGAAAGAATGATATTGAAACATTTATCAATATTAATAAAAATTTAATTAATGAAATAAATATGTGTAAAAATAAAGATAATATTTGGGAAAATAAAATATCGATATTAAAAAATAATATTAAAAATATAATTAGTTTTTAGAAAATTATTTTATCTATTAATGATAATAGATAGACAATAAATAATTGGTGATGGCTTCAAATAATACTATAGTTATATCTTTTTCTATAGCCCTATTTTTATTACTTATTTTATTATTATTAATAACATATAGTTCTAAATGTCAAATGGATAATGTAGAAACATTTTTAGGTAATCCAGTAGATGGTGCAAATAGAGATTCTGCCTATGTTAATAAAGCTAGATCTGTTGCTGAAAATGCACAAGAAACCAATTTCTCGGCAGAAAACCAAATAGGTGCTGGATCTCAATTCTTTGAAGATTCTAAAGTTTTTCCATCTGATCCAACCGGTAATTCTTTCCCTGAAATGATAAAAAAAACCGAAGTAGCATCTACACAAGCTGCTCAAGTACCCCAAAACTCCGAACCTGTATTTAATCCTAATAGCGATTTACCACAATCTAACTGTTATCCCAGAGACAGATTATCGGCAAATGATTTATTACCACAAGGTGCCAATTCTAAATGGGCAAAAGTTAATCCCGCTGGATCCGGAGATATACAAGATCAAAACTTTTTAACAGCTGGTTATCACATAGGCATCAATACTGTTGGTCAATCGTTAAGAAATGCTAATAGACAATTACGTTATGAACCACCTAACCCTCAAATACCAGTAAGTCCCTGGGGTATTAGTACAATTGAACCAGATAATAGAGTTCAAGGATTATTAGACATTGGATCCGTTCCTGACGGAGAATAATTAAATTTTTTAACTTATTTTTCTTTGTAATTTATTTCATTATTTTACTTAAAGAAATGAATATAAAAAATATTAATAATGGAAGATAATTGTCAGGAATTACTTTTATGTTCTTTAAATAATTTTTATAAAAATAATTATAAATACAAAACACTATTAAAAGATATTATCTATGGTAATAATAAGTTATCTTTGCGTTTGATAGACTGGTTAGTAACACATTATTCTAGAATAAATAATATATATTATTGGATCAATAATAATAAAGATGATGAAAAAATATATTCGGAATTGCCTGATGAAAAAAATAATAAATATAAAAGAATTAATCTCTATTTTGATTATCGGGCACAATTAAAATCCTATAATAAATTATATTTTGATACTTTTAGAAGACATCAGCGCATTAGTTTTTATATAGATGATGATGATGTTGTTGAAACAACAGTTGGACAATTAAATTTTTTTAGATGGGCATTTACTAATAATATAATTAATTATGCGATTCAAAATTATGATGAAATTTATAATAGTATGATAAAAAATAATTCATATTCAAAAAAAAAATATAATAAATTAATATTTTATCAACAAATTAATAAAGGAAATTGTATAATTAGTTTTGATTAAATTTTATATTAATTATGCAATTCTTTTAATTGTTAAATGACCTAATTTAATTTGAACAATGCCATCTCCGCCTTCGCGATAAGACCACATACTAATTAAGTCATTTTGATTTAAATTTAAAATAGTTGATCCTCCATGTGCTCCTGAATTCGGCGTTTCTGAATCTTTTCTAAATCTTAAATAAGTACTACTTATTGCTTGTTTTACACCATTAGGGTTATTATTATTTACTCTTATATATACAATTTGAACTTTTCTATCACTTCCGTCAGGTTGGGATTGAACTAACATATTATAACTTACTTCATAAACTCCATTTGCTGGTATTTTAATAGAATTATTTTGTACAATATAACCTCCTACATTTAACGGAACTACGTCTGTATTAAAAAAATTTCCTTGATCTCCTTCATAATTAGTACTTAATGATGAAGTATTTAATAAATTTACTTTTAAATAACTGGGTGTAAATGGTATATTAGTTAAATCATTATAATTACCACTTATTGCAACTGATGATAAAGTAGGTGTATTAAGTAATTTATCATAATCAGTTGTACCTGCAGGTCCTGTTTCACCTTGTATACCTTGATCACCCTTTTCTCCCTTATCTCCTTTGTCTCCTTTATCACCTTTAGGTCCTCTAATATCATCTGATGTATAAGTTAAATTTTCAACAGTTCCTTTAAAAGTTAATTGACCAGTTCTTTTTTCATAGGTAATACTTGTCCACCCATTACCTGATTTTCCTCTTATATCAGTTGTATTAAATCCTATTCCATCTTCACTTAAAAAAGATACAACTCCAGTATTCTGATTATATACACCTCCATTAAAACCCTTACCATTTATACCATTAATACCTGGTATTCCTTGTGGGCCTTGTGGTCCAATATCTCCTTTAAATCCACGCAAACCTTGGGGTCCCTGCAATAACTTAAGATCACTTAATTCTTCGCGGGTAACATAAGAGGATTCTCCAATAATATTAATTTTTTTAACAGTTAATATCCCATTTATTATTAAATCATTATTAAAAGTATTATTACTTATAAATTTATTAATTGTACCATTTTGAATATCATCTAAATTTAAATTATCTGCACTAGAATTTTCATTCCAATTTAACTTATATTTATTATTTTCTTTTGTAAAACTTAAGAAATATTTTTTATCTGCTAAATCTAAATCATTTGGATTTGGCAAAATATAAGATATATTTTCTGTTAAATTATCTGGACATTCAATTGTTATTTTATTATCATTATTATTTACTGATATATAATTTGTTATTACTCCATCTTTGATATAAAGATTATGTAATAAATCACTATTTTTAGATAATAAATTGTTTATATCAGTTAAATTATCAAATCCTATAAATACCTTTAAATTACTATCATAACCTATATAAATATTATTATCATCATTTAATATTATATTATCTATATTCAAATTAAAATTAGTATTTTTTAAATTATTTCCAATTAATATATTATTTTTATTATTATTTTGAATATCATTATCATTACCCAATATTATTGAATAATTAGCATTTATTATATTGTTATTTCCAAGTATTGTATTATAATATAAATTATTATCAATTGTATTATTATTACCAATTATTACATTATTATTAATATTTTCTAAATTATAATCATAATTATTACCTAATATTATATTACTTGTTGAATTTTTTAAATATTTACTATTATCATATCCAATTAAAATATTTTTTGATATAAATGTAGATTCAGACGAAACATTATTTCCAATTAATATATTAAAATTTTCATTAAAATTTGGAGATAGTTTAATCAAATTTGCTGTATTTTCACCAATTATAACTGAATCTTTGAAATCAAGTGTAATATAATCAATAATACTAGTTTGTTCATATGCTATATTATTATTATTCATATTATTAATAAATCATATAAATAAATTGTTTAAATCCTAATATAATTGTAAGAATAAATATTAAAGGAGTAAATATATATATAAAATTATTTCTATTATCTGACATATTCATTTTATTATAAATATGATAAATAATTATATGTTCTTCGTCAATTTTATTATTATTATTTAATATATATTTATTTTTAAAATATTCTGTATCTTTACTATTAATATTGTTATATAAACTTACTAAATCACAAAATTTATACATTTTATATTAATTTATTTTTTTATTGTTTATATATTTTAGAAGATTAATGAAACTAAAAGGTGGATTTAGCGAATATAGTTCATGTAAATCGAATGGTGGATTTTTTAATGATAATACTGGATTATGTAATGCTGATACATCTAAACTCTGGGATAATTCAAGTTTATTAACAGCATCTGTATTTGGAAGTAGTACAAATACTTCTCAACCATCGGATACTAATTGTGCTAATTGTGTGAAATTAAGTAATTTTGGAGGTGGGACTTATATTTCTCCAAAAAATAAAAAACTTATAAGCAATATTTTTAATAAAATGAAAAAAAATAAAAAAAATAATTTACGTAAATTAGTTAATAAAGAAAAAAAAAAGTCATAAAGATGGTATAATTGGATAACCCAATTCTTCACATATTTTTTTCCATATTTGATCTTGCAAATATAGTTTTTCTCTACTTTTTAATAATGGAAAATATTTAAGGTATTCATTTAATCCTAATATTTGAAAAAACTTATATAAAACATAACTATAAGATAAAAAATTTTTTCTATCTTTTGGACAATGTTTTAAAAACGGTGCTTGTATATCACGGAACATAATACATAATCTATCTTCTAATTCCGGTGAAAATTGAGGTGTTGGTATTCCATTTATTCTATTTAAAATATAATTTATATGTTCATAATATTTATTTATTCGCAATCTTTTCAAAATTTCTCTCATTTTTGTATATGTAATTGTTTTTGTATCGCTAATTTTTTCTTTTTTAATTTCATTTAAAATTTTCTCAAAAATTTCATCTGGAATATCCGTACTTTCTTTTCCTTGTACTTGATTACACCATTCTCTAAAATGATTAATACGCTTATAACTAAAATGAGATGTATCTTTCGCATTTTGTTTTAATATAGGTCTATTTTGTTCAACAAGTAGTAATTCTTGATAACCACAATTCTCACAAATCATTATAGCTTCGTGTTGTAAACAAGTTAAACTACTATTACATTCTTTGCATATTTCGATATCTTCTTTATTTATTTTTTTTATGTATTGTTTATTTGTTAATGATAAATATTCATCTACTAATGAACTTTTATCAGTATTTGCGATATTTTGATTACTATTATTTTTATTATTCAATGCATCTAATACTGTTTTTTTTGTTTTAGTATTATATGTAGCTTCTTTTTCAATCATATCATAATAATTAAACAATATTTCGCTAGTATTTTTATAATAATCAATTTCGCTATAATTTTCGATTTCTTTTATTTTTATATTTAAATCTAATATTTTTTCACTAATATCAATATTACTGTTCCATAATTCATTATATTTATTTGTTTCTAAATTATTTTTGTCTAAAGATAAATTACTTATATTTTGAATTATATTTGTTTTAGAATTGTTTAAATTAACTAAATCTATTTTATATTTGTTATATTTATTTAATTTATTTTCAAATGATTCAATAATATTGTGATGCATTGTATCAAGTGTACAAGTTTCTTTTAATTTATCATTTGTATTATTAATTCTTTTTTTTGATGTTTTATCTTTAAACATAACTCTAATTAAAATATTCGTAAATTTCTTTTAAGTGTTATTTTTTTTTTCTTATCTATTAGTATAAAAAGAATTAATTAATGGGTGGTGGTCTTCTTCAATTAGTTGCTTATGGTGCTCAAGATGTTTATTTAACTGGTAATCCTCAAATTACTTTTTTCAAAGTAGTTTACAGACGTCATACTAATTTTGCAGTAGAATCTATATTACAAACTTTCAATGGAAATGCTTCCTTCAATAATACTATTAATTGCACTATTTCTAGAAATGGTGATTTAATTAATAGAGTTTATGTTGAATTTGATGTTGCTGGTTTAGGTTGGACTGGATCTAGCACTACTAATGTAGCTTGGCATAACTATTTAGGTCTTAGATTACTTAAAAATGTAACTTTAGAAATCGGTGGTCAACAAGTTGATAAACATTATTCCGAATGGATGTATATCTGGAATGAATTATCTTTACCAATTGGCAAAAAAGCCGGATATGAAAAAATGGTTGGCGCGGAAGGCAAAGAATTATCTGAAGTATCTACATCTAATAAAACTAAATTATATGTACCATTAGAATTCTGGTTTTGCAGAAATATTGGATTAGCATTACCTTTAATTGCTTTACAATATCATGAAGTTAAACTTAAAATTGAATTTGCATCCGCTGTCGAATGTGTATCTAATTTAGATACAAACGGTAATTGGGATAGTTCCAGCGTTTCTACAACTAATGTAGTTTTCCCAACTTGCCAAGTATGGGTAGATTATATCTATTTAGATACTGATGAAAGAAGAAAATTCGCTCAATTATCTCATGAATATTTAATTGAACAATTACAATTTAGTGGCGCTGAAGAATATAAATCCCAATTAAGATTAAATTTCAATCATCCAGTTAAAGAATTAGTTTGGGTTTATAACGATGCTGCTAATTGGAAATGGAATAATTTCAGCGATAGTGATGCAAATCCATTTACAACTGCTCATCTCAAATTAAATGGCAATGATCGTTTTGCTAAAAGAGAAGGTAAATATTTTGATGTTGTACAACCTTATCAACATCACTCTAATGTACCTTCTGGAAGAGGTATTAACGTATACTCTTTTGCAATTAAACCTGAAGAACATCAACCATCTGGTACATTAAATATGTCTAGAATTGATAGTGCAATATTGGCAACAACTGCTACATTAACTAGTGTTCATCAAATGAGTGTTTTTGCAGTAAATTATAACGTATTACGTATAATGTCCGGTATGGGCGGTTTAGCTTACTCCAACTAAATTTCTTTATTTTTTTTTTCTTATATTATAGTATAAAAGAATAATTATAACTAATGGGTGGTGGTCTTCTTCAATTAGTCGCTTATGGTGCTCAAGATGTTTATTTAACTGGTAATCCTCAAATTACTTTCTTTAAAGTAGTTTACAGACGTCACACTAATTTTGCTATTGAATCTATTCAACAAACTTTTAATGGTTCCGTAGATTATGGTTCTCGTGTTACTAGCACTATTTCTAGAAATGGTGATTTAATTAGTCGTGTATATTTAGTATTAAAAAATCAAGCGGTTACAAATGCAGTTCCTTATTATGGTTTAAGAGTAATCGATAATGTAGAAGTTGAAATTGGTGGTCAAAAAATTGATAAACATTATGCCGAATGGATGTATATCTGGAATGAATTATCTTTACCAGAATCCAAAAAAGAAGGTTATTTCAAAATGGTTGGAGGTGCCGGTGGTTCCGGCAGTGATTTAGGTACTATGTATGTACCTTTAGAATTCTGGTTTTGCCGTAATATAGGTCTAGCTTTACCATTAATTGGCCTTCAATATCATGAAGTAAAAATCAATATTAATTTCCAATCTCAAGCAAAATGTGTTAGTTCTGGTGATACCTACGGTAAATTAGAAGCTAATTTATGGGTAGATTATATATATTTAGACACTGATGAAAGAAGAAAATTCGCTCAATCTTCTCATGAATATTTAATTGAACAATTACAATTCACTGGTAAAGAAACCTTTGGAATGAAAACTAAATTAAATTTCAATCACCCTGTTAAAGAATTAGTATGGTTTTTAACAAAAGAAGTAAATCCTGTTATGGCAGATTGGTTTAATTTCACTAATGATGCATCAGATCAACCAACATATACAAACTATGAAGGTGTTAAAACAACAATTGGTCAATCACAAAGTACTAGAAAAAATCCTATTGCTCAAGCTAAATTAGTATTAAATGGAAACGATAGATTTTCTATAAGAGATGGTATGTATTTTAATGTTGTTCAACCATATCAACATCACGAAAATATACCACACAATACTGGCATTAACGTATATTCTTTCGCTCTTAAACCGGAAGAACATCAACCTTCAGGCACTTTAAATATGTCTAGAATAGATTCTGCTTCATTAGATTTAACTGCTGCAACTGGTTTAACTATGGCTAATTACAATTTAAATGTATATGCTATTAATTACAACGTATTGCGTATTTTATCTGGTATGGGTGGTATTGCTTATTCCAACTAAATTATTATTTAATTTTTTTTTCTTATATTATAGTATAAAAGAATAATTATAACTAATGGGTGGTGGTCTTCTTCAATTAGTCGCTTATGGTGCTCAAGATGTTTATTTAACTGGTAATCCTCAAATTACTTTCTTTAAAGTAGTTTACAGACGTCACACTAATTTTGCTATGGAATCTATAGAACAAAGTTTTAATGGCAATCCATCTTTAGGTTCTCGTGTAAGTGTTTTAATAACCAGAAATGGTGATTTAATTAATCGTGTATATTTCAAAGCAACTTTACAAGCTAATAATAATAATGTTGCATTAGTACCATATGCTGGTTTAAGATTACTAAAAAATGTAGAATTAGAAATTGGTGGTCAAAGAATTGATAAACATTATTCTGAATGGTTATACATCTGGAACGAATTATCAATGCCAGCGGGTAAAAAAGACGGTTATTTAAATATGGTTTGCGGTAATGTTATGAATGCTGCTACTTTATTAGAAAGTGGTTCTGATAAAACCAAAGATATTTATGTACCATTAGAATTCTGGTTTTGCAGAAATGTAGGTTTAGCTTTACCTTTAATTGCTTTACAATATCACGAAGTTAAAGTAAATATCGAATTTGCTAGCCAAGCTGAAATGATAGATAAAACTGCTACTAATTTTACTACAACAGAAATTTTGAAAGTGACACCCAGTGCGAACTCATCGTATACTGGTACTCTTGAATTAGTACAACCACAATTATGGGTAGACTACATCTTTTTAGATACTGATGAACGTAGAAGATTTGCTCAATTATCTCATGAATATTTAATTGAACAATTACAATTTACTGGTTCTGAAAAAATAAGTAAAAGCGCCAGCGCTGATTCTTTAAGATCTGTAAGATTAAATTTCAATCATCCCTGCAAAGAATTAATCTGGGTAATAAGACCAGATCCCGAAGCATTTGCTTTAAATACTTCGGATAGTCCTTATAAGCTTGATTCGGCTAATGCTGAAACTCTTTATAGAGTAGATGGTGAATTATCTGTACCTTATTGGAATAACTTTACAGATAATTCATTTAATGAATATGTATATTCTCCCTCGGCTAATATTGTTGTAGCTGCCACTACCTCTTCCAGTCCAGCTGAAAAGAAAGCAAGTGTATTTGCTTCCAACAATCCTTGCCAAAAAGCTAAATTACAACTTAATGGCAATGATCGCTTTTCTGATAGAGAAGGTAATTATTTCTCTGTTGTACAACCATATCAACACCACGAAAATACACCAGTTGTTAATGGATCTGCTACCGCATCTGGCATCAATGTATATTCCTTTGCACTTAAACCAGAAGAACATCAACCATCTGGAACCTTAAATATGTCCAGAATTGATAGTGCTCATTTACAAATTTCATCCAAAGTAGATGGTATTATCAGCGTATATGCTGTAAATTACAACGTATTACGTATATTATCTGGTATGGGTGGTCTTGCTTACTCCAACTAAATTAAATTTATTTTCTTTTTTTTATTTATATAAATATTATTTACGTTATATAATATAAATGACTATTAAAAAGTTAATTTTATGTTTATTTATTATATATACTAATGCATTTCATACTTATAATATGTTATCTTTTAGAAAAAATAATTTAAAATTAAGAATGACACCATATAACAGTGATAATTCTAATTATACAAATTATATTTTTAATTTAAATATTAATTTAAATACAAACAATGATAATAATGATTATTATTATAATAATGATTACAACTATTTAGATTTAATCTCTAATTTAAATATTGTAAACGATGACTTTGCCAATATTAATACTATAAATGATTATTCGTCTTATTTAGATAACTTAAATGTTATTAATTATAACTTTAATACAAGTAATACATATGATAATAAACTAATTAGAAAAATAGATTTTAATGAATTAGTATTATATAATAATTATATTTCCGCAGTTTATTATAGAAATAATAGCAATTCGGATAAAATTATTATTGAATTTAAAAATAATACTAAAAAGGTTTACTATTATGATGATAATTATTACAGTGTTAAACTAATCGTTCATTTAATCAAAAATATTACATTAATAAATTTGGAAGATTACCCTTATTATATAATTAATAATCCATTTGGATTTTTATTATGTGAAAACAAATAAAAAAAAATATATATTTATTAAAGAACATATGATTAATAAATATAGTATTTATATGTTATTATTTTTATTATTAATTATGTTAATAAATTTTAGTATTGTTTTGTATTATATTTTTAAATCAAAGAAAAAAGAAAAGTTTGGTGTGGGAACACTAGAATCAGGAATGAATTTTCATAATATTATTGGAAAATTAAAAACAGATAAATTATCAGACTTTATTAGTGATCAAACAAATTATGATGATACACCACCAACATATAAAGAAATAGAATATATAATAACATATATTAAAAAACCAACTGCAGAACAACTAGCTTGCCCTGCTCAACAAGAACCCGAAGTATTCCCACCAATACTATTTATTAGAAAAGATGAAGATACAACTCATCCTGTGCTTCCAGATGATTATAATGGATATGATTTCTCTCAAGATTTTGTTCTTGGCAAATATCCTCAAAATGATGGAGATTGGCTTGACAAATATAGAATAGCAAAAACTGCTACTATAAATCCAAATCCAATAGTTATATATATTCCTGTTGTAAAAGGTAATCCAGGCATCGATGGTAGAACTCCTGAATGTGAAAAAGGACCACCGGGAGAACCTGGTGAAAATATATATGATACTTGCTTACAAGGTGTTAAAGGTGATGATGGTCCTCAAGGTCCGAAGGGAGATAGAGGACCATCTGGTAATGATTGTATTTGTGAACCAGGATTACCTGGTCCAAGAGGTTTAGATGGAATTCCAGGACAACCATGTATATCACATGGTGAACCCGGAACAACCTGTGTATGTAAACCGGGTATGCCAGGTGAACCTGGTGATAATGGTGAACCTGGCATAAATGGAAAAAATTGTAAATACATTCACGAATTAGATAGTTATTTACAAAAACATATATATCAAGGTAGAACAGGATTTGCTAGCGCACCTTATATAAAAATGGATACTGGTACTAATATTAATAGTTTTATAGGACAAATTCCAAGACCAAGTGATTACAATTTTATATATTTCGATTTAGTATCAAAAACTTATATAAAAAGTATAGATCCAAATCTCCTTGATAATGATTATATAGTTTTTATTACAAATAAAGTATAAATTATTATAATATTTATTAATATTAAAATGAAACAAATTTTATTAAGTTTAATAATTTTAATAATTATTATTACAATAATATTATTGTTTTATTCAATTAGATACAAAAAAGAAAATTTTATAGTTCCAGAATCAATTGATTATGTTGATGATTTAGGAAATGTTATGTATAATTTTGATACTGGTTATATGGATAAAAATCGACATCAAAAAAATATAATTGCAATTAAAATACCTAAAGGAGAAAATGGTGTGAGAGGTGCTAATGGTACTTGTAATGATTGTTCAACAGAAACTGCTTGTGGTGGTTCTAGTTGTAAAGGCGATCCTGGTAGAACTTCAGCTTCTACTTGTATTATTAAAGCGGGTCCGCCTGGAGGCCAAGGAGTACCTGGAGCAAAAGGATTACCTGGAATAAAAGGCTTTGATATTGCATCACGTCAAGGACCACGTGGTCCACAGGGTCCTCCAGGATTTAATGGTAATCCTGGAAAAAATGGTTTAGAAGTTGTTATATCAGGTAGTGGAGAACCAAGTAGTCAAGGTTTGAAAGGTTTGAAAGGTCAAAAAGGTGCATCTGGTGCAGAAGGATTAGATGCTGTACTTCAATATAAGGATTATGGAAATATAGAAACTTATCCAGGAGAAATATTTGATTTAAAAAATAAAAAACCTAATGATTTTATGTCAAATAGTGTTAAAGGAGAAAAAATTTTATTAGGATATGATTTAGGTAATAATAATAGAGATAATTTTGATGTAGTAAAAAATGGTTATGAGATTGAAAAACAAGTTAATGATATTGGCATAAATTTATCAGTACCTTATATGCAAATATATGATAAAAAAATTAAAAGTGCAATAAGTTTATATGATAATTATAATTATTTTACAATAAATATTCCTAATTTTGATGAAGCACCTTTTGATAATTATAAAGATATGTTAATATTTTGCAGTTGGAATGGTAAAGATAATTCACTAGCAGTATATCATAAAAATAATAGTGATGAAATTCAAATGATAACTGATACTAATACTAATAATACTTATTGGTATAGAACAGATGAATCTGAAAAATTTAAAACACATATCAGAGATAATAAAACACATATCAGAGATAATAAAATATATATTTTTTATAAAACAGATACAGATCTATTAAATGAAAATGATACTGCAAAAATAATTTGTTTTTATTTTAACAATAATTAAAAATAATTTATAATAAATCAGATTCTTTCATAACTTTAATTAATCTAGTTAATCCAATGCCACCACCAGATCTTTCAAAGAAATTAAAGCTTAAAAATTCATCTAATTCTTTTTCTACTCTTTCTTTTGTAAAATTACTAAATAAGATATTAGCATATCCGCCATCGCTGATAGTATAAAATTGCTTTCTCATTTCAGCAGGATCAGTTGATCTTTGAGCACTGCCAATAGTTTCAATTCCATTGATAATTACATCAATTTTTTTAGCGTGTCCACCTTCAATTGTGCTATCTTCCGCTTGCTTCATATTCCAGAATGGAGAACTATAGTTGGGGAAATGTTTTAAGAAAAATACAGGACCATAATCTTGTCTTAGCTTTTCTTCGTGTTCGTGTTCAAGTTCTTTAGTACCATATTTTTCCGCAACATCCATATAATCACCTTCGGGATAAGTACCGCTAGAATAAAATTTATTGAAACCTAAATGATCTAATAATTCCTCTTCCATTTTTTTCATTTCTTCCATACCACCTTTCATTTCAAATTCAAACATAGGAAAAACTTTATCGTGTCTACCAGGTACAGGATTGGGTTCATTTCTATAACTAGTGCTTACACAATAATAACCATTAGCATTTGGATTACTTAATAATTCATATTCTAACCACATTTGACCAGTTTGTGGTAAAGGCCAAACTTGACCAGCATAATTGTATGTAGAAATTGTTTTAGGATCTTCACAAGCGGCTAAAATACTTAAACGTGTTTGGGTATGTACTTCTTCAAACCCTCTAGCATCGAAAAAAGCTCTTAATTTTTTTACAACTTTAGTATAATCAGTAGAATTAATAAAACCAATTTTAGCACTCATAATTATTTCCTATATTTATATATTAAAAATTGTTTTTAAGTAAAAATAAAAAATGATTTTGTTAATTATATAGGCAATTAAATGATGAAATCTGATTTATTTTATTGGATTAAACAAAATATTACTTATAAAAATAAAAAAATAGTATCAAATGATTATGATCAAGATACATTTTATTTTAATAAAATAAAAACAGAATCTGTCAATAATAATTTAGATAATTTAGAATGGAAGGAAAAGACTATTGTTGTTAATATGCAAAGTTTTAAGGTATATTTTTCAGAACATAAAGAAAATTTATATCTTAAAAAAAATTTAATTTATAATACTGATAAATTTAATACAATATTTAATAACACAGATATTGTTAAAATTGTTTCATATGATTAATAATAATATCTAAATTATTATTAAAATTATCAAATTTTAATTGCCATCCTAATTTTTTTAATTTATTACAATCAACTAAATATCTATAATCATTAAAAGGTCTATCTTTAACAAAATTTATTTTACCTTTTCCAATTTTTTTTATAATTAAATTAGCTAAATCTACAATTTTAATTGGATTATCATTACCAATATTATATATTTCATTTACTTTTCCTTTTTCAATAATAATTTTTAATGCAGATATCACATCATCTATATATATAAAATCTCTTGTTTTGCTTCCATCACCATGAATATTTAAATCTTTATTATTTAATGCATTTAATATAAAATTTGGTATAACCTTTTCTGGATACTGATTTAAACCATATACATTATTACATCTAATTATAATAATTGGTAAATTATATGAATATTTATATGTATTTATAACTAATTCTGCTGCGGCTTTCGAGGCTGAATAAGGATTTGTTGGATTAAATTTTGATGTTTCAAAAAAAGGGGCATTATTTTCTGATGGACCATATACTTCATCTGTCGAAAAATGTAAAAATTTTATATTTTTTTCTCTATTTAATAAAGAATTTAATATTTTTTCAACTGTAAGAACATTATTATAAAAAAATAAATTAAAATTATTATAAGAGTTATCTACGTGAGTTTCCGCTGCAAAATTAATAATATAATTTATATTGTACATATCATAAATTTTTTCAAAATCTACATTATTAATATCTTCATTTATAAAAATAAAGTTATTACTATGAATAATATTTTTAATATTATTCATATTACCGGCATAAGTTAATTTATCAATTACGATTAATTTATTAACTATATTAAAAATATTATTACAAAAATTAGAACCAATAAAACCACAACCTCCTGTTACAAGTAAATTTAAATTGTCCATAATTAAAAAAATGATTTATTCTTTTAAATCAATTATGTATATAATAAATAGAGAACTTATATAATTATGGAATTTTCAAAGGACTCAGAATTACTTACAGTTATTAATAACTCAATTGATTTATTAGACGTTGATGATAATAAATTAATTATTAGTTTTAATAATAATGGATTAAATTGGTCTGATATTGAATTTAATAATTTTATAATAGCAAATTCAAATAATAAAAAGTTAAAAGAAGTAATAGAAGAAGAAGTTTTAGAAATTATTAGTGATAATGATGATATTTTAAATATAACAAATATGTCTAATATCGCATTATATTGTAATTCCGAAAATTATCAAAGCATTAAAAAATTTTATTGGTCTAAAAAAAAATCAATAATAAATAATGAAATTAATAATTTATTTGATTATTCACTTAACTTAAGTTTAATTGAAAATAAAACATTTAATATTAAACCAGATAACTGGGATATTTCTAGAAAAAAATATATTATTTCTAAAAAAATTAAATATGTAGACGAGATTAATAATATTGAATATATTGTTAAATTAGTAAAAAAAAATAAAGAGAATGATCTATTTAATTCATTAAAAGAATCTAATATTATTAAAGAATCACAAATTTATGAATTTGAAGTTTTAGTTAATAATAATATAGATGCTATTAATATATTACAATCAATTATCAATATGTTAAAATATATTACTTTATATCCAAATATTTTACTTAAAAATGAACAAAATCTGATATTACAAGAATATCATAAACTAGTTAAAGATGATATTAAAATAAATAGTTATAATAAAAAAGATTTTGTACCACTTTTAACTCCAAAACCAATTACATTAGAAAAAAATAATTTGATTGATCCTAAAGAATTTGGCGTTGTTAGCATTTTAAGTGGATATACTGTCACTGAAAAAGCAGATGGTGAAAGACTATTAATGTATGTAAATGATAAAGGTAATATTTATTTAATAAATAATACTTATAACATTATTGATACCGGATTAATATCACAATCTAATTTATATAATAGTTTAATTGATGGAGAATACGTTTCATGTAATAAAAGAACAGATGATTCTTCGAAAAACTTATTTGCAGCATTTGATATGTATTATATAAAAGGTAAAAATATTACTAATTTACCATTAATTGAAGATAGTGATAAAAAAAATTCACGATATAACTATCTTAAATTTGCTAGAAATTATATTGATTCATCAAAATCAACTATAGAATTTATAGTTAAAAAGTTTTATTATAATGATGATAAATCTTCTATATTATCATATTGCAATCAAATTTTATCAAATCATAAATCATATCCTTACGAAATTGATGGATTAATATTTACACCTAGTAAATTAGCACTTTATTCATATTATAGCAATAAACCAATGCCTTTAACTGATAATGTTAGATGGGATAGATTATTTAAATGGAAACCCCCTGATCAAAATACTATAGACTTTTTAGTAAAATTTGGTAAAGTATTTAATGAAAATGGTCAAAAATATAGAGAAATTAAATTATATGTAGGTTATAATTCTAATCAATGGGAAGATATTGGTCCTTATAAAGGTTTGCGTCTAAGATATGATCATAAATATTCAAAAGAACAAAAAAGGAATTACACATCATATAAACCTACATTATTTAAACCAAATATATATTATGCAAGTGGTGTAGAAATTGCATACGTTAAAATTGACAGAAATGGTAATATTAAAACTAGTGATAATGATAATATTGAAGATAATAGTATTGTTGAATTTAGTTATGATAATAATGATAAGGTATATATTTCACATAGATGGAATCCTTTACGTGTTCGCGATGATAAAACTAGATTATATCGCAAAGGTGAAATTAGTAAAACGATGAATGATTTAAACACTGCAATTAATGTATGGCGTTCTATTCATAATTCTGTAACTTATTCAATGATAATGGGAAATCAAACAATTAATCATAATAATTTATTAGATAGTAATGTTGAAAGAATTTTAGAATCGGGTGATGTTTATTATAGTAGAAATATACCAAGGGAATCTTTACTATCAATTAATATGTTAAATTTTCATAATCAATGTATTAAAAAGAAATTATATGAATTTAGTAAAGATAGAAATTCGCTATTAGAATTATGTGGTGGAGAAGGTGGTGATATGAATAGATGGTTAGATTACCAATATTCCTTTATATTATCTATTGATTTAGTTAAACAAAATATTTATAATCCTAGAAGTGGTGGTTATTCTCGTATGCTTAAAAGAAAAAATCAATATAAAAGAATTAGTTCTAGTGATAAAGCATATTTTCCCGATATGGTATTTGCAGTTGGCGACTGTTCAGTACCTATTAATACAGGCGAAGCAGCTAAAGTTGTAGGAGATGAAGAAAGTGAAAATATATTAAAAATAATTATGAATAGAAATTATAATAATCAACATCATTTAAGGCATATTGCTGGTAAGGGTGCTAATAAATTTTCAGTATGTAGTTGTCAATTTGCTATTCACTATTTCTTTCAAACAGAAGAAAAATTAAATGGATTCTTTAGTAATGTATCAACTAACCTTAAAAAAGATGGTATATTTTTCGCAACATTTATGGATGGAACAATTGTACTAAATGAATTAAATAGTAATGGTGGTAATATTATTAAAGGAACTAGAATAATGGATGACAATACTGAAGTAAATACTTGGGCAATTATAAGAAGATTTGAAAAAGAAAATTTAGACAAATATGGAAAACAAATTGGTGTATTTATTGAAAATACACAAAGAGTAATTCCGGAATTCTTAGTAGACTTAGAATTATTAATCAATAAAGCAAAAGAATTTAATTTAGAATTAATTGAAACAAATACATTTGAAACTGATTTCAATAGTTATAAAGAAAATATTGATTTAGAGAAAGATAGTGATACTTTAACAAGAATTGAAAAAGATATTATAGAATTAGATGCTAATCCTGTACAAAAAAAATTCTCATTCTTTAACCGATATGTTATTATGAAAAAAATATAAACAATAATTATAATTATAATTTATGAGTTATATATCTATTTTATTGCCTTTATATAATGGCATTGAATTTCTAAATGAATCTTTGGAATCTATTTTTTTACAAACATATACAAATTATGAAATTATAATTGGTATTAATGGACATTATAATGACACTGATTTTTTTAATAATGTTGGTAATATTGTTAATAGTTTAAAATTAAAATATAAAAATAATAATTATGACATTGTAATTTTTGATTTTGATTTCAAATCAAAGTCAAAAACTCTTAATAATATGGTTAAAAAAGCTAAATATGATTATATTGCATTAATTGACGTAGATGATAAATGGGTTAATAATAAATTGGAATTACAGATAAAATATGTTGAAAATTATGATGTAATTGGTACATCTTGTTCATATTTTGGTGATATTGAAAATTATGTCCCTACTATTCCTTATGGAGATATAACAAAACATAATTTTTTAGATTATAATCCTATAATAAATTCTTCTGTTTTATTAAAAAAAAAATATGCTTATTGGACTGAAGATGATAATATACAGTTAGAAGATTACGATTTATGGCTAAGACTTAAATTTGAAAACAAAAAATTTTATAATATAGATAAAATATTATGTTATCATAGAATACATAGAAAATCTTTTTTTAATAATACAAATAGTAATAATATTTCTATTTTAAAAAATAAGTGGCATAATTTATTTAATCTAATTTAATTGTTTATTAAGAATTACTAGACATAACATAGATCTTTCTGAAATTTCAAATCCACTTGATGTTGTTAGTAATTGAATAATTTGTTTGATATCATTTGGTCTTAAACAATGACATAAATAATAATATACATCTCTTGCTGTAATCATACTTGTATAAATTGTAATTTGTCTTTTTCTAAGTTTTGCTAAATGAAATCTTAGAATTGGCGCAAGTTGTTTATCTAGTTCTTTATTCATCTTAAAAATATTTCTTTTTGGATTATATGTTGTTGTTGCCATATATAATTTATAAATAATATCTTTGATTGTACAAATAGATGTATGAATTAGATATGTTGGATCGATATTCTTTCCATTATTATCTGTAATTTTTTCAATATTTGGTTTATAATCATTAATATAATTATTAATATGATAATCCTGCTTATTTTTCATATAGGTTGCTAAAATATTATACCAAGGATTTGGATGACAAGGATCTGTTTCTTCTCTATATGAAACTACATCTGAAGAAATTTTTGCCAAATAATATTTATTGTTAATATATCTTTTCACAATATATCCATAACTATTATTTTCAGCATTCATTACATAATTATATGCTTCTTGATTATTTGAAAATTCTCTTGGATAAATTACATTAAGATAACTTAATGGTTTATTTTCAATACTTACATCTTCATTTGTATGAATATTTTTGGAATCAATATGAATAATTTCTCCATAATTTTCACCTAGTACACCAGTATAATCAATAATGTGTTTATTTTCAGAATGTACCAGTACAAATATATAAGTATTATTTTTATCTAAATGTTCCGTAAGTCTTTCTCTACCATTTACTACTTGATTATTATCAAGTTTGCTAAATAGTTTATTTAGTACTTCATCCAGCATTACACCATGTGTTTTTGTCGGATGAGAAAACCAAGAACTATTTACATCTGGACAACTAGTTGTACCAAAATGCCACTTATTATTATAATAATAACAGGTAATTGTTGTTCCATCGTATGCTTCTCTGTAAATATCATTATCTTTTACTTCATTATTATAATCATTAATATTCATTCTTACAGGAATACTATTTGCATAAGAAACTACAACTTTTTCATTTCCCTCAAAATCTAGAATAACACTACGACATTCCTCGTATAAATTTTTAAATTCATTAATATCTTCTCTTAAATATGTGTTATGTAGTAAAACAAGATTTTTTTGACCTTTAAACTTTTTTACTTGAAGAGCAGGCCAAAGATTATAATTTTTTAGTACACTAATTAATGTTTTGGAATATTCATCATCAGTTTTATAATTTTGAAATGTTTCACTAATAATATCATTTAGAGTTAAATTTTGAACTTGATTATTTTGCATATTTGGGAACTTATTTGTCTATAATAATAATTATAAATTATATTTATATCATTTTTTATATTTAGACTAAAGACATTTATTTTAAATTTGAGCAACCACACTTACCCCCTTTTTTCTTTAATTTTTTTTTTAAAGAATTATCTTTATTTTTTAATTCTTTATTTTTTGATTTATATTCATCTGATATTTTTTTCATTTCCTTTTTTTTATTAACTTTATTAATTTTTTCTTTTTCAATAAATTTAATAATCTTATCAATGTGATTTTTTAATGTTTTGGTTTTATTTTTTTTATATTGTTTACCTAGTTCCTTTCGTTTTTTATTTAATTCTTTTAATTTAGTATCTATTTTATTGATTTTTTCTTTAACTAATTCTTTCTTTTTAAATAAACTTAATGCTTTTTTATTTAATTTCTTTACTTCTTTTTCTAAATCTTTTATACTATTACGTTTTTTAGAAAGTTTACCACCGTTCTGACCTTTATTCCAATCCCGATGAATAAAATTTTTATCTCGCGGGTTGCTAATTAAACTGCACCCAAATACTAAAATACAAACATAATATATATAATTCAAAAGTGGAGATCTATAATCTCCTCTCGATTGTATTGACTCGTTCATTTTTAGATAATAATATGTACTATCAAATATTGCAGTTATCATAGCTGGATCGATATTAAATGCAATAGCTAATTCTCTTTCTAAATTAGTAGTTATTTCAGATATGTCAGATATGTTGATACTATTTACATCTTCAACTTCAAGACAATCTTTTATTATCTTCGCTAGAGTAGATACATACCTAGTAATTCTATCAGCACGTTCAGGATCATGAACTCTTATTTCTCCTTTAACTTTGTCAAATAAATTATCACCTATTCCCCTTGCTCCGTGCTGACCTTTTATAGTAAATATAAAAGGTAATAACATTAAAGTCATTAATTTAATAATATTTTTTTTTTCAATTATGTTGCCGCTCGAAAAAAGTGTCGATAAATAATTTAGAAATAGTGAGGCTTTTGCATCAAATTCATTAAAAAATGCTTTATATTTACCATTTTCTATTAGGAAGTTAGGATTTTTTTTATATAATTCTACTAAAAATACGCTATATAATTCTAATGAATAAATATCTTGCTTAAAATCTGATATAGATGTATTCTCACTCGACGGTATTACAAGTATAAGCATATGTGTAGGTAAGGGTCCCCATTCTGTGTATCCTCCTTCGGATAACTTATTTTTAAAATATTTTATTGCTCTAAGGAAAGAAATTTTTTCATCATCTCTCCCAATCTTCCCAAGCATTGACATTAACTTATATATTGTATGACTATTTTCCACATATTGTTTCAAATCTTTGACTTCTTGTTCCAGTTTGGCAAGTTCTACTTTTGCATCTTCCTCCCATAGAGTATCAGCTTTTTTTTTTATTTTTTTAGTATTTTTAGTATTTTTTTTTATAGTTAGAATTGGTTTAAACCAATCAGGAGGTCTGGTTATTCTTTTTGACCGTTTTTCCCGGGTACCTTGTTTAAGTGTTTCTTCCATAACTACTATTTCTTTTTATCTATTAAATAAAAAGATATAAAAATTAATTTATATTATAATACAAATAATGACTGATACTAAAGAAAATACTGATACTAAAGAAAATACTGATACTAAAGAAAATACTGATACTAAAGAAAATACTGATACTAAAGAAAATACTGATTCCACTTATAAACTACCCAATCTTGTTCTTACACCATTTTTTGAAAATGGTTCATCCTGGCCATCTTATTATATTAAACCTATTTATAACAGCGATCCATCTGTAGAAAATTATCCACTTTATACTACCTATTATAATACTGCTAATAATATTGCTAATACTATTCAGTCCCAAAGTCATACTTCTCATACAAATAATTCTCAAACACAAATGTATCCAGCTATGCCATATTACATCCCTGCGCAAAAAGTTGGAGAAGTTGTACCACCAGTTATTACACCTCCATCTGATAATCTAAGACAACAACAACTATGGTATTATCAACAATATATTCCACAAATGCACAATATTTCCTGTTAATTAATTATTTTTCTCAAATTATATTAGATAAAATGACAAAATATAAATTTTTATGTAAAAAAATTATAAATGGTAAAAAAAGAAACATATATTTAAGCGATAAAACAAAAAAACAATATCTAAAGTATAAAAATAAATTTATGCAAGTTAGTAAATACAAAAAAATAAAAAATGCAAAAATTGCTAAAAAAACTAAAATGAAAGGAGGTTTTTCACAAACTGATACAGCAGTTGCAGCAAGTGTATGTCAAAATTTTGATGGTATTGGACTTAATGCAGATTTAGTTAAGCAAATTCAAATTGATGCAGGAAAATTAAAAGTTGAAAATTGTGGAAGTCAAGTAGGTTCCGATGGCGATTGTGCTTTAGCAAATACTTTATTAGATAAATTAAAACAAGTTGGAGGTAGAAAAAGAAAAAAGAAAAATTAATTATTTGAACAATAACATTTTCCAACTTCAATATCTGACCAACTAATTGTTTTATTATTATCACAATCAAATGTTCCTAGTTTATTTTTTCTACATATATAACAAATATATAAACCTTTATCATCTGGTTTTTTACCAGGTACAACAATATATAATTTTATTTTATTCATTTAATAAAAAATTATTTTATTATTTTATATATTTTTAAATAAAATGTTTCTGGATAATGATAACAAACTGTGGTCTCCTGATGATATTAAATTACTTAATAAAAAAATCAAAAATAATAAATGTATAACGAAAAGTTTAATTGAAGAAATTGCAAATAGTTTAAAAAGAACAAAAGATAGTATTAAATATAAAATTATTTTTACACAATATTATTAATGAATTTGATGTTAATAAAGACAGTTCAGATATTTTAGATAAATATGAATTTATACAATCAGAAAATCTAGTTAACAAAATTTTAACTAAAAAAAAATAAAAAATTATTTTACGCAAATGATAGTATATTTCAACTTAATAAAAAAAATAGATGTAGATAAGGTAGTTTTAAATATTAATAAAATTAAAAGTTTATTATGATTCTTCATTACTATTTCCAAAAAAGAAATTTCCAATACCAGAAGCAGCATTTACAGCGGTGTCAACTTTAGTTGCGGAACTGCTAGTATTCATTGTAAGACTTCTTACTTCATTTATAAAATGATTGTAATTTTTAGTTTGTATATATAGTTTTTTACTTTTTGTTCCAGATCCTACAAATTTCATACCAAAACCTTCTCCTCCTAATAAAGTTCCTGTAACTCCTTTACCTAAAGATTCTAAAGTATAATCTAGATCATTAGGTGCAGCTAAAAAACTACCATTATCTACAATTATAGTTTCACCTGGTTTTAAATCTATTTCTTTAATAGCACCATAAGCAGATAACCATACTTCACCATTTGTATTATTAGATTTAATCAATGGTAAAATGAAACCTTCACTTGTACCTATACCAAATAAATTTTTAGCTATAAATTTAGAAGATATTGTTATATTATCAGTACCACATAAAAAAGTATTTCTAGAAGTATAATATTCTTCTTCTGCATTTAATTTAATTTTAATAATTGTCCCAGATAAACTTGTGCTAAGACCAATAGAACCACCATTTATACCAGATGAATATTTTGTAATTAATAAATCTTCACCACCTAAACCTCTCCATAACGCTTTTCCAATTCCATCAAATTTAACTTCACCTTTTTGTATATCACCCATCATATAAATCAATACACTAGGTGATGTCAAAATACTTTGTGTATTTTTTAAATTAACAACTAAATAATTAGAATCTCCGTATCCTTCAATTTTAGAATCAAGTGTATATTTGGCTTTCTTGTTATTTTTATTATTTTGTACTGATTGTCCTTGTACTGGTTGTACTGGATCATCCCCTCCTTTTTTTATTTTTGTTTTTTTTCGTTTCTCTTTAGTTTTTTTTATGTTAATTATATTAACCATATTCTATTCTAAATTAAGTAAATAATTTAAATATAATTGAATAAATTAAAATTATAGTTTGTTTTATTATAATTAATATCAAATATATTATATTTAAATTCATTTTTAAATTGCCATATAATTGAAATTTTGTAATATTCTTCAAAATTAATTTTTTTAGGAATATATACTTTAATATTATCTGGTAAATTTAGTAAAATATTATTAAATAAATTAAAATCATTATAATTTCTAAAATAATCATATAAATAAGGGTATTTAATATCAAATAAAGTTAATTTATTTTTATATTTAGTATATTTTAAAGGATATTTAATGTTATAATTTCTACCAAATAGATAAGCACTCGTATTGAATGTATCTTTATAATTAATTGCAATATCATTTTTATTCCAATAAAAATTATCATATTTATCCATTCTTTCTAAAGAAATTTGTCTAAGTGTTTTATTTTCGGAAAAATATAGTAATTTTAGATTAAATAAACTATCATTATTATAAGGGTGATTAATATTAATATCATATAACAATTTTGTGCTATTTTTTTCTGGCACATTTAAATTAATTCTAAATTCATTATGATTTAAATGTAAATGGGTATTATTATATTTATTAAATATTGTAGTTTTATAAAATAAAAGTTTTTCATTTTTAAGATATAATTTTTTATTTACAATATTTTCACAATTTTCACTATTTGTATATCTATATTTATTTAAAGTTTTTAAAATATTATTTGCATTATTTTGATAATTAGTCCAGTTATTTGTTTTCCAAATACATAATATTCCTTTATAGTTATTATTTTTATTATATCTAAATATATTATTCCAATTATATTCGTTTGGACTTAAATAATTACAATTAAGAGAACGAGACAATTTAAAATTATAATTAAATTTAAAAGCATTTGATGATAAAATAATTATAAATAATAGTAAAAATGATTTCATTTTATTTTATTAGTAAAAATAATATTCATTTTTTTATATAAGGTTAATAATATAAAATTAATAAATGAAAAGATTTATAACACCGCATATTTATAATTATGCAAAAAAAATAATGCCAAAAATATCAGAAACAGAAGCAGCAGCTTTAAATTCTGGATCAGTTTCTATTGAAGGCAAAATTTTTGAGGGTAAATTAAAAACAACTGATTTAGTTAAAAATTACGATATCAAATTAAATAATAATGAAAAAAAATTTATTGAAAATGAAACTAATAATTTATGTTCAATGTTAGATAATCATAAAATAGAAGAAAATCAAAATTTATCAAATGAAAATTGGAACTATATTAGATCAAATAAATTTATGGGTTTAGTAATATCTAAACAATATGGTGGTTTGGAATTCAGTGCTCACGCACACGCTAAAGTTGTGGAAAAAATTGCTACAAGAAATGGAGCAGCGGCAGTATCTGTTATGGTACCAAATTCATTAGGGCCAGGCGAATTATTATATCATTATGGAACTAAAGAGCAAAAAGACTATTATTTACCAAGATTAGCAAATGGTATAGATGTACCTTGTTTTGGTTTAACAACTGAACATTCTGGTTCAGATGCAGCATCGATGTTTGATGTAGGTGTAGTTGTTAAAGAAAATGACGTATTAGGTATAAGAGTTTCTTTTTCTAAAAGATATATAACACTAGCACCTATAGCAACATTAATTGGTCTAGCGTTTAAGTTAAAAGATCCTGATAATTTATTAACAAAAGGAAAGGAAGGCATTACTTTAGCATTAATACCTAAAGAAAAAAACATTATATTTCCATATAATACAAATGGTATTGTTATTGGAGAAAGACATAACCCACTTAATGTAGGTTTTATGAATGGCACAATAGTTGGAGAATCTGTATTTATTCCAATGTCATCTATTATTGGAGGTGAAGAAAAATGTGGTTTTGGATGGAATATGTTAATGGAATCACTTGGTGAAGGCAGGGGCATATCATTACCTGCATTAGCAGTTGCTACTTCAAAACTATCAACTTTTGGTGTTGGTGGTTATGCACGTATTAGAAAACAATTCAATATACCAATCGCTGAAATGGAAGGTGTTAAGGAAAAATTAGCAGTTATTGCTAAGAAAAATTATCAACTAGTTGCTGCACAAATGTTGTTTAATTCTATATTAGCAAATAAAGAAAAACCACCTGTATTATCTGCTATAATGAAATATCAATGTACTGAATACGGTAGAGTTAGTATTAATAATGGTATGGACATATTAGGTGGTGCTGCTATATGCAAAGGTCCAATGAATTTCTTAGCATCATCATATACTGCAATACCTATTGCAATTACTGTAGAAGGTTCTAATACATTAACAAGATCATTAATAATATTTGGACAGGGATTAAATAGATCACATCCTTATTTACTTAATTTAATTAAAACAATTCAAGATAAAAATGACTTAGATAATTTCCATAAATATTTAATAAAATTAATTAATCATACTAAAACTAATTTTCTAAATTCAGTTTATAATTCTATGAGCATTAAATTTAAAACAAAAAATGATAATAAAATAGATTATTATCAAAAACATTTAGATCGCGTTGTTTCAAATTTTGCTTTATCTACTAATATGATATTACTAATGGGTGGTAAAATTAAAACAGCGGAATATATATCTGGTAGATATGCTGATATGTTGTCTAATATTTATATGGCATATGCTTGCTTATGGTATTATGAAAAAAACAAACATATTAAAGATCTAGATATAATTTTAGATGGTTGTATGAATGAACATTTCATTAACATTCAAAATGCATTACACGAATTGTCAAATAATATACCATTACCATTAGTTGGTAAAATAATTAGATATAGTACCTATCCATTTGGCAAAGATTATAATACTCATAATGATATTCTAACAACAAAGATATCTGATTTAATTACAAAAAATACTGAGGTAAGAGATTTATTAACAGAAAATGTATATATATCTAATAATATAGATGATCGTTTAAATCAAATAATGAGAGGATTACCATTATGTAGTAAGGCAGACTATATAAAAAAAATAAGTGATAATAAAGTTATATCTTATGAGGATAACTTAATAATTAAAGAAGCTGAAAAACTAAAAAATGAAATTACTAAAGTTGATAAATTTAGTAAATTAGTTAATACGCATTAATTGATTTTTCGTGATTTTCAATAAAATCGATTCTTTCGTCAATTGTTAAATTAGCAATATATCTATTTATTTTAGCAATAATATTTATTTTATTATTTAAATGATAATTATAGATTGCATTTTTTTCTTCAATATTTTTTTTTATATTATAAATCAATTGTCTTGACATTTTATTTTTGTTATTATCAGTAATTATATCCATATAAACTTTATTATCATTATAATATGCCATTAGATCATTTTCAACCCAGGCATATATATTATTATCATCTGTAAAATCTAAATTATAAATGAAACCATTTTTTGAATATAGATTATATATTTCTTCTTTTTGTTTTTTATATTGAATAATATCTTTTAGTAATTTATTTTTATTTTCAGAAAATATATAATGTGATGTAATTTTATATTGTAAATCTTCGGGTAAATTGTTGTAAATATTCATTTATATAATATATTCTTTATAAAAATAAAAATCAATTTTTTTTAAGAATAAAAAAGTGATTTTTATCACCTTTTTATTTTGTTTTTATTAGATTTTTTACTCCTTGCTAGCCTTCCACGCCTCTCCAACCTTTCTCATCAATTCCTGACGAGAGAGTTCGGGGAACTCCTCTTTGATTAGGGGCATTTGCTCCTTCACAAAGAGGTTGTAGGCAGTCGGTTCACGCTTTTTCTTGGGTTCCTCGTCATCTGACTTCTCCTTTTTTGCCTTTCTAGGCTTCTTCTCAGTCTTTACCTTCTTTTCAGAAGTGATCTCGTGATAAACCTGGGTAAGAATCTTACCAAGCTCAGCACGAGTGTAGTCCTTCTCAGTGTCTACGTTGGTGATGAACTGGTTGATAATCTGCTGAGTAGTGGTCATTGTTGTTTGTTGGTTGTTGTCGGTTATCTGCTTGTTGCTTTCCAGTGGTTGTTGGTGATAGTAAACTTACACCAATAATCAATTTTTTTTCAAATCAGGATTTTTCTGAACAAATTTAGTTTTAATATTTTTTAAGTCTTTAAAACTAAATTCTATTTTTTTATTAAATATAGTATTTAATTTTTCTAATAAACTATAGATATTATTATCAATATTTATATTATTATCTTTATTAAAATTTGATAAATCAGCAATTATAATTTTATAATAACATTTTTCTAAATATTTAATATTATTATTGATTATATATTTATATTTTTTCGGATAATTATTTTTAACAATATAAATAAAATTTATATCAATATTATTAAAATATATATTATGTAAAAAATAAGAACTATATAATGCTAGTATAAATTGTGTATAAATATTACTAATATTTTTTTCGCTAATATTTTTAATTTTATTATAATTATGCATAAATAATATAGATTGTTCATAATTTAAATTATCAGATTCAATTATTTCTTCACAATCTGATTCAGCATTAATATAATCTATAAAATCTAGTTCATATTCAAAATAACAAATATAATCAATAAAGTTAATAATATTTTTTAATTTCAAAGAAATATCATATTCATTTTTCAAATAATTATAATCCCAATTATGCATTTTAATTAAAAAACCGTTTTCATATGATTTAAGTAAAGTTTTATAAAGATTTTTATCACATTTTAAAAAGCGTAGATCTTTATTTTTACTAAAATTATATAGTTTATTTTTACTTAAATCAGTTATTATAAATGATTTAATTATAAAATTATTATAAAATAACATTAATAAAATAAATATAATTAGTTTTTATATAACAAAAATTTAATTACCATAGCAGGCCAAGTTATAGTTAACAACTCCAGCAGGATTTCCAGGAGCAAAACTATGAGTAGCATTACCTTTTGCCCAATTATCAATAGTACTAGATGGATCAATATCTAAATTTTTGCTATCTGGTTGAACAGTATTTTCAAGAGGTTTTTCAATTAAAGGAACGTGATTATCTTTTGCTAACATTCTATAATTAACAGGAATTCTATCAAAAGTTTCTAATGCATAATCTTGTGGATTACAATGTAACCATTGCCATCTGTTTATACCAGTACATCTTAATGTATTAGAAGGATTAGATAGTCTTGTAGATTCTTGTGGTGTAAAACAATCTCTTGGATTTGTATTTCCTGGTAAACTGCATTTACTTTTTTTTTCATATGTATTAGGAATATAACTATCTTCGTTACATTTAGAATTTTTATAGTTCAATCCTTTTAATTCATTAGAATCATCAACTGAATCAGTTATATTACATAAATTTTTATTATATTGTTGGTATCTTAGTGCAGGATCAGGAGGAATATCTTTACCACAGTCAGTGCAGTCATTATTAGGAACATTTAGTGTGTATAAACCTGGTCCAATACTTCTTTTTAATTTTTCTTCATAACTACATTGATCATATATTAATCTAGTATCATTGGGGTTGCCAGTATTCATTAATTAATATCTCTAATAAAATAAAAATATTTTTATTATAAATAAAAAAAAATTTAACAACTACTTATTTTCATCTTTGGTGGTAAAGGAATAGATCTATACATAATTGATTGACAAGGCGATAAGTGTTTCATTGTTGTATCAATTGGTTCTGTTTTATCATTTTTAATCATATTATCATTAGTTGGAATATAATAATTTGTTCCACATTTTGAAATAAATCTTGTTTGACCTCTTAATTCACTTTCAAGATCTACCATATTTCCTTGAATATGGGAAACAGATGTACCACCTACAAATCCTAATTGATGTCTGCATTTATCTTTGTGTTCATATCTGAAAGGTGTCAAAATATATCCCAATGTATTGACACTTTCTTCTAAATTTTGCTTATATGAACAGGTATCATATTTTGTTCTATTAAAACTCATATCTATTTTAACATAATAAAATATTTAAAAATATTTACATTTTTTGTTAAATTCACTTCTATTTTTATATGAACGTGTATCTTCTCCACCATTTACCCATTCTGGTACAATATTATCCGGATTTTGCATTTCCTTCATAAAATCCAATAATGGATAACCCATATTAAATTGTTTTTCCATAATACTTTTTTTACATTTAAAAGGATTAGTATCATTTCCAGCCAATACTTCTAATTCTTTATCAATATTGCCTTGAGCTCCTTTTAGTAAAGGGGGTGCTTGGAAAACTCTTTCAAATAATTGTATTTGACATCTATCGTGTGTTAATGATTTTGGATCATTTCTTAAAGAAGAATAATTATCAATTAGATAATCATCGGCCAAACCATAACCAGCTTTACCTCTTAAATTAGCGTGATCTAATCTAAAATCAGGTAAAGATCCATATTCTTTATCACCATTATAAAATGAATGATAATCATATAAGTTATAATCAGATATTTCTTTATTATTATTTTCTTTAGCATTTTTCCAACAAGTATCAGAGCAAATATTTGTTCCCATTTGATATTCTTTAACCTTTGACATTATTGATCTTTCTATATAAATAATTTATAAAAAAATAAAAATAATTTATAAATGTTTATTGAATCTTGATTACTCGATTAGTATTTGGACATCTTACAAAATTATTTTTATCTAGTACTACAATACCATTATTATATGTTTCAAATTTTTCTAAATCATTAATAACTTTATTTGTACCAAAATAATTATGAGATACTACAAAATTTTCTGAAATATTATGTCCTAATGTTACACAAATTGTTGTGTCAATATTAACAGTATGATTACTATCTAATACTAAATTATATACATATTCACATTCATATTCAGTAATTTTTCCTAAACTCATTGGAAATACCCATTCATTATTTTCTAAAATTGGATGATATGGTGTGATAATTAATTTATTATTTATATTTACCATATCACTTTTATTATTATTACATTTATATTTTACAACACATACAACTTTACTTTTACAATTATTTTTTCCAATAACATAATCACCTTTAGAAATATCTTTAATTTTTTTAGTAATATTATTATCTGTTAATACATTTGCTGACTCATGAAAACATCCATTATTACAATTGTTAAAACTTTGTGCAAATGTTTGTTGTCTATTATAACTTTTAGTGTTATCTACATATTGATCATTATAACTATTTGATGGTATAGGAGCAGGTAGATTTGTAAATATATCATCAATTTCATCTTTAATTTTATTAAATAATTTGCCTCCATAATTTTGTACACTTGTATCTTTAAAATTATTACATCTTTCATTATAATGTGCCGAAATAAATGACTTAATATAATTTTTACCCCATTTACTATAATAGTTATTATTAATTGCTAAAATAATTTGACTATTAAAATCTTGCATAATATCGTTATTAATATTACAATACTTTATTTTGAAATTATTTATATCAGTTTTAATTTTATTATAATCATTATTATTATCTAGTAAATTAATTAGTTCTAATCTTGTTAATTCTCTAAATAGTAAATTGTTATCATAATTAATTGAAATATTTTTGTCAAAACCTTTTTGGCATATTCTATTTTCATTTGTAATTGTATTATAAATTAGTGAAATACAAATAATATTATCATTAATTAGATTTAGATCATTTTCATTAATTTTAAATACTAATTTTTTATTTAAACCATAATGCATAGATGATAATTTAATTTTATCATTTTCTAATTTATATCCAATAAATTCTATTTTATTTTTAATATTTTTCGAAAGATAACTTAAATCGATGTATAAATTATTAGCAATTTGTGTTTTAATATATGCAAGAGAATGCATAAATATTGTTCCAACAAATCCACTATCTGGGATATATGAAAAGTTACCATTTCCAATTTTTGCAATATTTACAAGTATATCTGTATCTAAACTTTGACCAAATCCATATGTATAAATATTGGGAGAAACTAGATTTCTTTCTTTAATTTGATCTATTTTTCTTTCAAGAGTATTAATTAAACCTCTAGGTGGTAGCATATGTGTTGTTGGAATTCCATCAGTTAAGAACATAATATTTTTTAATGAATTATTATCTTCACTAATTTGTTGTAAAGCTAAATTTAATCCTGCCCACATATTTGTAGCACCTTTTGTTCCTAAATTAGATACAAGAGTTTTAATATATCCTTTATTAGTATTTGTAATATTAACTAAAGGTGTTAAAACTTCTGCATCATTTGAGAATGTGATAATAGAAATTTTATCATTAGGATTCATTGTTTCTATAATAGTTAGTAAAGCGTGTTTAGTAATATCTAAAATTGTAAATCCTACATCTTTTTGTTTACCATCCTGTTGGATATAAGCAGGACTATCCATTGAACCAGAAATATCAATAACACAAATAATATCAACGGGTGGTATATTATTTCCTTCAATTGGTTTAATATCTAATTCAAAATAAATATCATTATTAAATTTGAATTTATTAAGATTCATATCAACAATAATATCTTCGAGATCAAATATATTAACGTTTTCTTGAATATTGTCTTGAACTTCTGAAATATTTGTAACATAACCTTGATTATATTCTGTAATAGCTTCTAATAATGATCTATTTGGTGCTAAATTGCTAATAGTTAAATAACTTCTTGTAATAGGTGAAGTATTATTTCTAGTTAACCATTTGTAAATAGCAGAATATTCATATGTATTTCCTTCATGATCAACATAAGGATTTGTCATAATATTTTTAGTAATAGGGCATAAAAATGAAGGCGGAATAGCAGTAGTCATTATTTGGATATACTTAATAATTAAGTAAGTATATCATTTTTTTTTATAGATAAAGAATAATTATCATCTTGCACTTTAATATCAAGCAAATTATTTTCACTTTTTGCCCTTATTTTGTTATTTTTTTTTGTATCTACATCATTATAATTTTTATTAATATTTTCAATCATACATTTAATCAATATATCATTGAAATTATTATTATTATAATCATCTATATAATGTTTTTCTTGTTTAGTATTTAAAAATTCTTTAATTTCCCAAGAATTTTTATTTTGACTTGTACCAACTTTTTCTAAAATATGTTCATCGCCATTTTTATATAATTTATTGAATGTTTCAGTTATTCCAGAATTATCAATTTTATTATTATAAGATGTAAACCACGTTTCGTTACCAGATAAAACAGTATATTTATATTCGACCTTTTTAATTCCATTATTATTATTAATATTGTCGAATGAAAAGGTTATAGATGAAGAAGAAGAATTAGCCATATGTCTACTTTAATAAGTTTTTTATTTTTTATATATTCTATAAATTATATCTAAGATCATTGTGTAAATTATTATAACAAGCAATACCACCTTCCTCTTTACAAGATTCTGAATCTCTATATAACCATTTCATAAATAAATCTCTATTATTTGGATTATTATTATTTGGTACATTATAAAAAATATGGAATAAATTATTTTTACCATAAATATTATAAGTATCGTTTGATAAACTATGATTTAATATTTTATCAATTTTATTTTTTACTTTTTTATTTGATATTGTACAAGTTTCAATATCATTTTTACAATTATTATCTAATACATTACGATTCATAAGTGGATTATTTTTAGTTGGTGCAATACATAATTTATTATTTATAATATCTAAATTGTTTGTATTTAAAAAAGATTCTTTTTTATCTTTATTTTTAATATAATAATTATAAACTATAATTGATAATAGTAATAATATTATAATAAATGCAACAATTTTAGTATTATTGAATAATAATGCTATTAATATTCCACTAAATAATATAAATCTATTTATTGTATTAAGTTTTTCTTCCATATTCATATTATTTTGGATAATCAATATTGGTTTAAATAATTCATATATATTTGATGTCCAATACATTTTATTATAGTAATTATATCTCTATATTATTATTGTATTTTTTTATTACTCTTTTTCTTGTTTTCGTGCTTCTAATTTTCTTTTTAGTTTTTTCTGTGCTGCAATTTTTTTGTATCCCGCTTCATTAAAAGCATTTTTAGTTCCTTTTTTATTTCCCATATTTTTTGCCATATTTCTCATTGTATTTAAATCTGGCATATCATTATCGTTTTTATTACTCATTAAATCTGCAAACATACTCATCATATCTCCCATATTTTTTTGATTTGGTTTGTTATTATTTTGCTGATTACCAAACATTCCAGGCATCATTGATGCAAATTTCATAGCATCTTGCATCAAATTTTGCTGATTTAATTCACCATTAGATATTTTAGTTGCCATTTTTTGACTAACGGAAGATATAATATCACCAAAACCGCTATCAGGATTTCCTATACTCTTTAGAATATCTCCATCTTCGCCAATACTTTTTTGTAATTTATTAATATCTACTTCTTCTAATATTTCTTTAGCAAGATTTCCTAAAGTAGTATCTTCCATTCCGCCTAAATTCATATCAATAGATTTTTTAATTTTTTTATGTTTAATTAGTAATAAATTTTTTAATACTGTTTTAAAATTATCAGATTCATCTTCCATACTTTCTAATTCTTCGTCATAATTATTCTTTTGAAGCATATTTACAATATTTACTACTAAATCATCAGGAATATCTCTAGATAATATAAAAAACATAGATATATAATGATGACAAACATATTCGTCGCGTAATATTTTTTTGATTTCTCCTAAAGTTATACCATTGAATATATTTAATTCACTATTATCATCTAACCACTTATTAGCTAAATCGTTATAGTCTTTATCTTCTTCATCTGAAATTTCTTCTTTTTTTAATTTTATGTTTTTATAAGAGTCGAAAAGTTCTTGAGTTAATACAGAATTAATATAGATTGTATATTCATCACTATTTTTATCAAGAGTTAGATAATTTTCTTTAATTGTATTAAAAGTTTTTTTTGCTGTTTTACTTTTATCTTTATGTTTTTTGGTAATAGTTTTTAATTTTTTCAATAAATCTATATAATACTGATTAAATATATTTATTCTAGTCATATCTATTACTATTTTTTTATAATGTTCTTATATCATTTATAAAACATCTTTAGATCTTTGGTTCATTAATTCTTCAAGTGACGGCAATTTTTTATCTATTTTATCGTTAATTGATGATACAGGATTTAAGTTAATTTCATTATTTTCAGGAGTATTATTTAAATTATCAACTAAATCCCAATTATATGTTTTATCTTTTAAAATTTCTTCATTATCATCTACAAACGAAAAATTATCAGATAATGAAGTACCAAGAGTAAATGCAGAAGGATCATTATTTTTAATATCATCATCTATATTAACATTTGATACAGAATCTTTTGATTCCTTATTTAATCTAGTATTATTTGTTGTAAATAATACACCTCTATTTGGTAATAATAAATGATCAAATACTTGTTTTCCATATAATATATTTTCTTCATTAATTGTATCATTTAAAATCAAAGCAGGTACAGAATGTATAATTTCTTCAACTTTATAGTTATTTGCTTTCAGAGTATCAACTGATATTATTTTAATTATTTTTTCTTTATCGTGTTTTTCAATAGTTTCAAGTAATATATTACAATGTTTACAATTATTGCTATATATTAAAATCATATATATACTAGTTAATTTTATTTTAAATATTCTTAAATAAAATTTAATTATAATATAATGTATTATTTCAATAGAGATACTTTAAATGGAGCTACAAAGAGGTGATATTCCATCTGGATATTTTAATTCAACTAATTGGGAAAAAATTAAAAACACGGATTTATTAGTTAATAAACGTTCTTCTTTATCTAATTTAAATTCTAATTATTCATTTTCTAGTGATTATGCTACTATTTCTGATAATACATTACTAAATAATAATACTGAAGAAAAATTAACTCATAATAATATGCAAAGATTTTTAAAAAAATGTGTAACACAAAATATAAATACAGATAATTATATTACTGATAATAATAATTATAAATTTCATAGGGAAAAAGAGGAAGTTTTAAAAGAAGATTTTTTTCAACCGCAAAAAAATTTAGAAATAATTAATGGTTCAACTTTTAATTCCAATTTTTATAATAATAGAATTCAAAATTCTTTAACACAAATTAATAATAATGTAAACCCTATTGAACCTATAAGAGTTGGTCCAGGTTTAGACAATGGTTTTAATAATTTAGGTTCTGGAGGTTTTCATGATTATAATTCTCAAGTTTATTCAAAACCTAGAAATATTGATGATTTAAGAACAAAAACCAATCAAAAACAAAGACATTTTAATGTTGATTATCGCGCTCCAGCTAAATCATTTGAAAAAAGAGGAGTTGCTAATTCATTTGATAAAAATAGGCCAGAAAAAGTATATGAACAAACAGAAGATAACTGGTTTAAAACAACTGGTGCTATCTTAAAACAAACTAATAGAAGTATTGAAAATGTTAAAGCAACTAATAAACAAGATTCACACATAGATTATCAAGGTTCAATTAAATACACTGATCCAGGCATTGGCGATGATGATAATTATGGCAAAGAAAATATTATGGTATATGATAATGAACGTCAAACAACTGAACAATGCAATGAAATATCAAATTTAACATCAATAGTTAAAGCAATTGTTGCGCCTGTAATAGATGGTATTAAATTTACAAATAAAGAATATACTATTAATGCTGCTAGGGAAACAGGAAATATTAAAGGACACGTTAGTAAGCCAACAACTTACGATCCTGTTAATCACGTAACTAAAACAACAGTTAAAGAAACTACAATTCATGATTCTCAAAACACTAATTTAACTGGTGCAAAAGAAACTTATTCTGCATCACAAGATGATGCTAAAACAACAGTTAAAGAAACTACTATTCATGATTCGCAAAATAGTAATTTAACAGGAGCAAAAGAGACTTATTCTGCCTCACAAGATAATGCTAAAACAACAGTTAAAGAAACTACTATTCATGATGCACAAATATCTAATATTAAAGGAGAAAAACAAAACGTATATGTTGAATATGATGATAAAATGAAAACAACTGTTAAAGAAACTACACCAAATATATCAAATGTTAGAAATATTGGTAATGTTAAATATGTAACATATGTTTATGATCCTGATTCAATTGTTAAAACAACTGTTAAAGAAACTACTATTAAAGGCAAATCAGAATATGGTTTCCTTGGTGGTTTATTAAATAAATTAGTAGGTGGATACTTTAATAAAAATATAGAATTAAATAACACTAATAAACAATTTACTTCTGAATATTCGACAATTGGTCATTTCTCCTCTATAAATGATCATAAACAAACAAATAGAGATGCATATGAAAATGCTGAAATTGATGATACTAGAGAAAAATTATTAATTGCAGCAGGATATACACCAAATCCAGGCAATATGAACGTGGGACTTGATTCTAAAAATATTAAACTTGATACAAATAAAAATATATTAGATAAGAGTGAATATAAAACAATTTCTAAAATTTATCCATCAAACAATAACTATTCTGAATTAAAATCTAAAATTACAAAAACAAATCATTATGATAATGCTTATAAAGATAGATTAGATAGTAATATAATGGAATCTCTTAAAACAAATGAATTAAATATTCAAATTAATCCAATTGTTTAATTTTTTATATAAAGATATTAATTAATATTATTAATTAATGCAAGGATTAGTTGATACTAAAAAAGAATATATAAAAAAAATTCAAGATACAATTTCAATACCTATTGCTGAAAAAATAAACAGTTTATATCAATTATCAGTTGAAAATAAAACTGGTTTAAAGGGGTTTCAAAACGAATTAAATTTAATAAAAGATTGGAATAATTTTATTATTGATAACGAATATAATAATATATTAAAAAAATCTAAAGTGAAAAAATTAGATATTATTTATAAACATACTATAATTAATAGTATTAAAATTAAAATTTATGAGTATAGAAATTATATAGATAGTGTGGATATAAAAATTAAACCAATAAAAGATTTTATTCATTTATGTTTTATAAATGTTGCAGTATGGGTATGGAAAAATCCATATTTATATGTAGTTAAAAATCTAAAAAAAACAGAAATTCAAAATAATTACAATATAATTGAAAAAAATATTCAAAAAATAGTTAAAGATACTATAAGACAATGTACACCAATAGATGATATAATTGAACAAATAGAAGAAAAATATAATTTAAATAATTCAGAAAATTTAATAACACAATTTAAAGATGATGAAAAAGGATTAACAGGAAAAATTAGTGATGTTTTAGCAAAAAATGCTCAACGTTTTAACAATTTTATAAATAAAAAAGATAATAATGTTAAAATTGAAAACAAAGAAGTATTTCAACAACAAGTTGAAAAAGAAGTTAAGGATGAAAATAAATCTCAAAAAGAAGGCAATATAGAAAAAGATAGTGAAGAAGGTAGTGAAGAAGGCAGTGAAGAAGGCAGTGAAGAAGGTAGTGAAGAAGGCAGTGAAGAAGGTAGTGAAGAAGGTAGTGAAGAAGGCAGTGAAGAAGGTAGTGAAGAAGGCAGTGAAAAAGGTAGTGAAGAAGGCAGTGAAGAAGGTAGTGAAGAAGATAGTGAAGATGTGGATAAAGAAGTTAGTGAAAAAGGGAGCGAAGATGGGAGCGAAGATGGGGATAAAGAAGTAGGTGAAGAAGGTAGCGAAGAAGGGGGTAAAGAGGAGGGCGAAGAAGGGGGTAAAGAGGAGGGCGAAGAAGGGGGTGATAATACTAATAGTTTTAAATCAGATAATTCATATGATAGTTCATCACAATCTTCAGAGTATTCAGATAGTTCGAATAATTCGGATGATAATATTGATGTAAAAAAATTAGAAATTAAAACAAGAAAAAAAATATATTAAAAATACCGGTAAAATGCGAAATTTTAAAATAAATTAATATTTAAATATATAATAGGTGTAAATGTTGCGTAATTATTTATCATTAATAATTTCTGTATTGATATTTTCAATTATTCAATATTTAGAATATAAAAAAAATTCTAAAAAAAATAAAAAATATAATTTATTAAATTTATCTAATTTTGGTATATTTATATTAATATATATACTAACAACAATTGTAATTTTTTTATTAATTGAAGGTAAAAATATAAATAAGATTGAAAAAAATATAGAATTAAAGGATATTAATGTTAAAGATAATCTGGAAATAGATACTAATATATTAAAAAAAATACCGGATAACATTAACACTGGTTTTACTCCTTATAGTGAAAATACCTAAATGAGTATAAAATACTTTTTTTTATTTATTTTAATTAGTTAATACTATGAAATTAGAATTAAAAAAATTTGATCCTGCTAAAATTGCTGGTGATTCCGTGGTTGTGTTTATCGGTAAAAGAAACACTGGGAAATCATATTGTATGAAGGATATTCTAAGTCATCATCGTACTATTCCTATTGGTATAGTTGTTAGTCCTACAGAAAAAGCGAATGGATATTTTGAAAAATTTATACCAAAAATGTTATTATATGATGAACCCGATGAAAAAATAATAAAAACGTTTCTTGATAGACAGCAAAATATATCTGCACAGAAAAAACAAGAGGTTGCTAAATATGGCAAAACTAGTATAGATAATAGAGCTTTTTTAATATTGGATGATTGTTTATATGACAAAAAATGGATTAATGATAAAAGTATTAGATCTATTTTTATGAATGGTAGGCATTATAAAATATTTTTTTTAATTACTATGCAACATGCAATGGGTTTGCCTCCTGTTTTAAGAAATAATTTAGATTATGTATTTATATTTAGAAATAACATTATGAAAGAAAGACAAAAAATTTATGATAATTATGCTGGTATGTTTGCCAATTTTGAAGTGTTTAATCAAGTTATGAATCAGTGTACGGAAAATTATGAATGTTTAGTAATCGATTGTAAAACACAAAGTAATAAATTAGAGGATCAAGTATTTTGGTATAAGGCAAAGGAAGCACATTTTAAAATGTGTAGTACTGAAATGTGGAATATGCAAACATTAGAAGATCAACGTAGAGAATCTATTGGTACTGAAAAAGATTATGATGATGAAGAAACATTTGATGCAGGTGTATTTGCAAAAAAGAAAAATAATCCTAAAATTAATGTAAAAAAAAGCAATTATTAAACAGGATCAACTAATGGATAGTAAGCATCTTTAAAAGTACTATTAACCCAATATCCAGGTACATAATATCCAGTAGCACCTACAATATAATGTGTATTATTTAGAGTATTCTTATTAACTGGTTTATAGTATTTACCATCTGCTAAACCAGATCCTATTATATAGTGATTTTCAGTTAAACCTATATCAATTGATAAATCATCCCAAGTAGTTTTAGTAATTGTTTTAACTGTACCAGATGCTTCAGTTCCATCTAATAATGAGGTCAAACCACTATCTATGAATACTATTCCTGAAGATGGCAGAGTTTCAACTTGTATCCAATTTAATCCTGATGAATATGCAGATACAATATCTAATTCATCTAATCTATCTAATGTAAATGATAATGTTCCCGTATCAAGTTCTGCTTTCAAATCGACTGAAGTGTATTCTGATCCTCCTGTTGGTTGTTTATTTACTTTAAGCCATACTCTTCCTAATATATTATTTAGTACATTACTTGGATATTGTAAGTTCTTATAATTTTGATTGATATGATAAGAAGGTATGAAATAACCACTATTTCTTGGCGCAGTAGTTCCAGTATTTCTAACCCAATAAGTCGAGTCGATAGTATTTAATCCATATTGATCTAATTCTTCACTAGTGTATATTAATTTACCTGGAACTGGTTTATAATAATTTGAGTCTACAAGTATGTAGTGATCATTTGTTAAACCTGTTATACCAAATGAATTCCATTCTGATGGTGTGAAATCTTGTCTTAATGCTAATGCTGCTGCCAATATAGGATCAGTTATTTCAGTACCTGTAGCAGGTACATTTGTTCCAGCATCATACCACGAATAACCTGAAGATACTCCTGACATTAAAGAATCTGGGAAACCAGGATAAATTAAATCTGTAATTTCTGTACCAGTTGATGGTACAGTGTCTGATACATATATCCATATTCTTCCAATTCTATTTTCAGGATCCCACGCTTCTAAATTATTTAATAAACTAATACCTTCTTGTAATCTATACATTTCCCTAGCTGCTTCACGTGATACTTCAATAGATTTCATATATTCTCTCATAACTTCAGTAGATCTAGATACAACAAATCTATAATTTTCACCCTCTTTTTGATAAAAATTTCCATAATCAAGAACTATTTCACCAACAGCACCGCTGCTATTAAATTTAGCTAATTCTGTCATTGACATATCATTAAATACATATGTAATACCACTTGGAGAGTCTCTAACAACATAGTTATGTTCCGAATCAATATGAGAATCAACAACAAAGAAATTGCGATAATAATCGTGTCCAGTTTCAAATACAGCAGAATCATTATCGAATACTGCTTTTAATTTAGCATCTAAATCTGAAGTCTTATTAACATATTTATAACCTTGTATTTCAACAGCATCAGCAGGTTCTTTAACCCATATTTGACCAATTGTTGTACTATTTTCTCTATATCTTATGCAACTTCTTCTTAATTCTTTAACTTCTTTTTCAATAACTCTTTGATATTCTCTTTCATCTTCTGTACTACGCGATACAACCCATACATCATCTCCAACTTGATAATAATCACCATATTGTAGATTTGTAATAGTTGGTACATTTCCTTCATCAAATACATATTCAAAACCTGTTGGAGAATCTCTATCAACATAATTATGTTCTGAATCAATTTTAGAATCTACTACAAAATATTTACCATAGTAAGTATGGGTTGAAACAAAAGCAGCTGAATTATTAGTTAATACTTCAATTGTAGCAGTATCAGGTGTAACTACATCTCCGATATTAACTGTTGTTGTTCTTCTTGGATCATAAGATTTCATTTTAATCCATATTTGACCAATTTTACTTCCATCTGTTTTTTTTTCTCTAATACGAATGCATCTTCTTCTTAGTTCTTTAACATCTCTTTCAATTATTCTTTGATATTCTCTTTCATCTTCTGTACTACGTGATACAACCCAAACATCATCTCCAACTTGATAATAATCACCATATTTAAGATTTGCAATAGTTGGTACATTTCCTTCATCAAATACATATTCAAAACCTGTTGGAGAATCTCTATCAACATAATTATGTTCTGAATCAATTTTAGAATCTACTACAAAATATTTACCATAGTAAGTATGGGTTGAAACAAAAGCAGCTGAATTATTAGTTAATACTTCAATTGTAGCAGTATCAGGTGAAACTTCATCACCAATATTAACAGTT